GGCGAGTACGGCGCATCGACGAACAGCGGCTATGGCGGCGCATCGACGAACAGCGGCGAGTACGGCGCATCGACGAACAGCGGCTATGGCGGCGCATCGACGAACAGCGGCTATGGCGGCGCATCGACGAACAGCGGCGAGTACGGCGCATCGACGAACAGCGGCGAGTACGGGGTGGCTGCGGACTTCAACGGCACAGGCCGGGCACGCTCCAACGCCTCCGGGGCTATTGTCTGCGTCAATCGCAACGAGGACAGAAGCATCCGCCACATCCGCGCCAGCAAAGTCGGAGAAAATGGCGTCAAGCCTGACGTTTTTTATACGCTGGACGCCGATGGCAATTTTGTCGAAGCAGCGGGGGAATAACCATGTTCAGCAAAGAAGCCGAGTACATAGCCCCACGGCGTCGTGCCGCGGTCTGGGCATTAGGGGAGAAGCACTTGACGCATCCAAGCAATTTCGTCCAACGCAAGGACGTGAAGAAAAAAGCGCTTCGCGAGTCTGACATCGAGAAGCGCCTCGTCGAGCGGGTCAAGGCCCTCGGCGGCGAGGTGCGCAAGGTCAAGTGGATCGGCCGCAATGGGGCTCCTGATCGCTTGGTGATGCTGCCGTGGGCGTTTGCTGGTGGGGTATGCCGCACCATCTGGGTCGAGCTGAAATCTCCAGGCAAGAAGGCCGAGCCGCATCAGTTGCGGGAACACAAACGGATGCAGGCCATGGGCCAGCGGGTCGAGGTTGTGGATTCGTTCGAGCGTATCGAGGAGATCCTGTCGTGAAAGTCTCACCAACTATTACCCTCGCCGAGATGGTAGCCATCCTTCGTGCGGATATGTCAGAGCGCTTTGGCTGCGAAGTCGATACCATATCCATCGAGCCCCACGGTAAGGTGAAAATCTTCATTGATGATGCCGATATGGTCGTGGCGCTGGAGTTCAGGCACACCGCGAAATGAAACCGCACATCAAAATCTGGCGAAAGAAGGATGGCAGCGAAGCTTGGGGTGTGTTCCCCGCCCGCGGTGTCCGCTTCCGGTGGCCGTTAAGCGTCCGAAGGTCCGTGCGAAACTGGACCAAGACCTCTTGGGCGTACGTTGCGGCGCGCTGCACATGAAAACCTGCGACACCTGTAAGCACCACGCCCAGTTTCGCGGCCAGCGTATGGAATGTAACGCTGTCCGCGGGCATTGGGTCAAAGCCGAAACCATGCGCGAAACCAAAGCCCCCTGCGGCCCCGAGGGGCGCTTGTGGGTTCCAGCAACTACCGAAAAGGAAGAGAAAAATGTCTGACCCAATTGACGAGGGCTCCGAGACTGCCGAGCTGTTCTTGAACGTGGCGATCCAAAACGCCCGTGCGGTGAAGCCCGCGCTACCGTTCATCGGCGGCTGCCACTACTGCGGAGACCCGGTCGAGTTCCCCGCGCGCTTCTGTAACAGCGACTGCACCGAGGATTATGCCTGGCTGCAAAAGAGACGGGCACAAGCGTGATTGAACGCAAGCCTTTCGCTGATCGCCTGCGTAAGCAAGATTGGTGTGTTAAGACGATCTCCTTGCCGGTAGCCAGAGGCCTCATAGAAGCACACCACTACGCCGGTGGCGCGAGCAATACCGCAACGGCGCTGCACGGGCTATTCAAACTTGGGGAGGAAGAGTGCCGAGGGGTTGCTTGGTGGATTCCCCCTACAAAATCCGCGGCCTTGGCTACATACCCAAACAACTGGCAAGGGGTACTGGCGTTATCCAGGCTAGTAGTCGTGCCAGGAGTCCCAAAAAATGCCTGCACTTTTCTCCTTGCCCGCTCTATGTCGCTGATCTCTAGGGCTAAATGGCCGTGTTTTGTGACCTATGCAGATAGCTGGCAAGGACACACAGGGGGCATATATCTAGCCGCGAACTGGACATATATAGGCCTTACTTCGCCCGAGGCAACTTGGGTGCTTGATGGTCGAATGCTGTCTAGGAAAGCCGGGCCTAAGACCCGAACCAAGGCAGAGATGCTGGCCCTCGGGGCGGAAATGGTAGGCCGGTTTGCCAAGCGTAAATTTGTACAATATGCAAAGAGAGACCTCGCATGATCGAACGCAAGCCTTTCACCCCGAGACCGTGGCAAGTGCCGATGTTGCAGCACCTTGTCGAGGTGGAGCGGCCCGCCCTCTGGGCTGGCATGGGTTTGGGCAAAACTCCCGTGGTGCTCACCTATCTCGACGCCCTCTACCTCGGCGGCGAGACCCGCCCGACGTTGATCCTCGGCCCGCTCCGCGTGGCGCGCAAGGTGTGGTCGGACGAGGTGCAGAAGTGGGACCACCTTGCCGGGCTCTCCGTGGTGCCGATCATCGGCAACGAGAAAGAACGGCTGGCCGCGCTGCGTATCGACGCGCCCATTTACACGATCAACTATGACAACTTGGTATGGCTGATCGAGTATTGGGGGGAGCGCTGGCCCTACGCTACCGTCGTCGCCGACGAGTCGGACTACATCAAAGGCCACAGGATCTCGTTCCGCACCGCGAAGAACGCGGACGGGTCCGACGGCAAGACCTACCTTGCGGGCCAAGGGGCAAAGCGCGCCGGTGCGCTGGCGAAGATCGCGCACAGCCACACGAAGCGCTTCATCGAACTGACCGGCACCCCCGCACCCAATGGCCTCGTGGATCTGTGGGGGCAGATATGGTATCTGGATCGCGGCCAGCGCCTCGGCCGCACGTTCGATGCCTTCAAGAAGCGCTGGTTTGAAAAGGCCTACGATGGTTTCGGCAGCACCCCGCACGCCTTCGCCAACGACCAGATCCACGCGGCGCTTAATGACATCTGCTTGACGATCGACGGCAAGGACTGGTTCGATCTGAAGAAGCCGATCGTCAATAATATCTACGTGGATCTCGGGCCGAAGGCGCGCAAGCTCTACAAGGACATGGAGAAGGAGATGTTCCTGCAGCTGGAGGACGGCCGCAGTGCCGAGGCTTTCGGCGCCGCAGCGCGCACACAAAAATGTCTCCAGGTCGCTTCTGGAGCTTGCTATCTTGACCCGCTCGCCGACAGTGACGCATCGCCCCGCTCGAAGGAGTGGCGCCTGATCCATGACGAGAAGATCGAGGCGCTACAGAGCATCGCGCACGAAGCCGCCGGTGAGGCGCTGCTGGTCTGCTACGAGTTCAAGTCGGACTTGGCCAGGTTGCTGCACGCCTTCCCCAAGGGCCGCGTGATGAAGACCGACAAGGACATCGAGGACTTCATCGCGGGTAAAATCCCGATGCTGTTCTTGCACCCAAAGAGTGGCGGCCACGGGGTCGATGGCCTGCAGTACGCCTGCCGGCATATCGTGTTCTTCGGACACAACTGGTCCCTCGGCCAATACCAACAGGTCATCGAGCGCATCGGTCCCGTCCGGCAGATGCAAGCGAACCTTGACCGCCTCGTGTTCATCCACCACATCATCGCCCGCGGCACGGTGGATGAGCTTGTAATGGAACGCCGCGAAACGAAACGTGAAGTACAGGACATCCTCCTGGATGCCTGCAACAGGAGCAAGAAATCATGACTGAAAAATTCAATGGTGATGTTGACGAGCCGCTTTACAAGCCTACCCTTGCGATGTCCCCCCTCGGCATGGCCCCCCGCCCTTCTGGTTTCGAGGTCGAGGACCCCTCCGTTGGCGGCCCCGCGCTCAGCGGGCTTATCGCAGCCGCGCATGCGCACTGTGCGGCCCAGAAGGTTGAAGGCGTGAAGTTCGACGACGACAAGCCCCGCTATGACCTCATCCCGCCCGAGGCGCTGGAAGGCTTGGCCAAGGTGCTGACCTTCGGCGCGAAGAAGTACGCACCGCGCAACTGGGAAAAGGGTATGACGTGGGGCCGCGTGTTTGCCGCCCTGATGCGGCACCTGTGGGCATGGTGGCGGGGCGAGGACAAAGATTCTGAGACCGGTCTGTCGCACCTTGACCACGCCGCGTGCTGCATTGCCTTCCTGCAGACCTACGAAGTGCGACACACTGGCACGGACGATAGGGGCCAGAAATGACACAGACCCGCCTTGGCTCGCTTATCGAGGCGTGGTCCAACACCTTCATAGGGTACTGGCTAAACGTCGTGCTGGGGCTCGCCATTTACCCCTTGTTCGGGGCCTCGTTCAGCTTCACTCAGAACTTGGGTATTGGCGCGGTCTTCACCGTTATCTCCGTGGCGCGGGGGTATGCCGTGCGCAGATGGTTCAACAGCCGCGCGTCACGGCGCCGTCAGGGTCTCGTTTGGTCGAGGCTCGATGGCGCCAGCACCGCCAAGCCGGACGCCCTGATACACCCACCACGCACGGATAGCGGACATTCCATCTTGTAGGCATACGGCACGCAAGCGCTGATCGGCAAGGATGCGGTGCCCCGGTGTGAGCAGACCCTCGCGCATCATCTGGTACAGCGCGTCGTGCTCCAATGACCCGCGCATGAAGTTCTTCGTGTCACACGTGGGCCCGCTTGGGCCGTCCCAGGCGTAGCCTTCCTTGACGATCAGCTGCCCACTTTTGGACAGTAGAAGGTAGGAGTTGCCGACTGCCTCGGGCGGACAGATGCCGATGTCCGCGATGTAGTCGCGTGCGAGCTGGTACTTGTAGCCTTCACGATACGCTATCGAATTCATCCGAGCACCCCCAAAGCCGTGATGTAGAACTCCAGCCTGTCGGCTTGGCCATTCAGCCCGCCGTTGATGCGCTTCGTGATGCGGGTAAATTCACCACGGTCTGCCAGTTCGTTCAATTTTCGTGAGTGCCAGAACCACGCGCCCGATCGGCACGCGGGGCCAGGTTGCTCCAGAAGTGCAGGCTCATTGACCAAGTCCAGACCGAGAGCGTCGCCACATGCAACATGGTTGTCATAGCCAGTAATCTGAATGAGTCCGTGCCCTTTCCACCAAGGACCGGGAGTGCTTCCGTGTTGAGCGGCAACGGCGATGGCCTCGGGCTTGGTGTTTCCGAGGTCTGCTCTGTCGTTGTAGGCCTTACCAGATGCAATTTCGCGGACATATCTGAGGCTCCCTGATTCGTGGGCGATCTGCGCCAAGAAAGCCGCCTGCCGCTTTACGGTTGTGATCTCGAATTCCTGCATTGCTTCGTTGAGCGGGTCGAGAAAAAGGGCTGCGCGCTTACCGGCGTGCGGCATGATGCGCTGCAGCTGGTCGAAGGAAATCACGCCAGCACCTTTTTCATCCACGCCACGAACGCCGGACCCATATCCGTGACGATGAACCATATCGCCACGAGGGCCGCTCCCACCCCGCCGAGGAACGTCTTCTGCCGATCGGCCGCGATGCACAGCTTCTCGACACGCCCTGCGGTCTGCACCATGAGCTGCACTATTCCGGGGGCGGTGTTCGTGTCTGGGTCTCCTCTACGGAAGAGCGCGTCGTACATTTCTTGCTGCTGCTTGCGGTCAGTCCGCTCCTCCTCGATGTGCTGCTGGAAGTGCTGGTAGAACTGCTCAAGGCGGTCATCAGACCAACGACGGTCTCGGTGTTGGGGGGCGGGCTGATCGCTCATAGTGCCGATTACCGAACATACGCATCAGCGTAGCAGGTTAGGCCGTACGCGGCGTGCGCCGGCCACTCGGCAGGGGTTGAGCGCGTCCAATGAAACTCAAGTTTTCGGTTTTCCAGCGCAACCCAAGCCGCAAACGGCGAGCGGGACCCTCCGACAGGGCTGACGGTTTGCCCGACATAATCGGGAGAATACTGGTTCGCCTGCCCAAGGGCCCGCCGAAAACGAAGGTGTATGTCCGGCGTCGCTGACTCCGTGAGATTGCCGTTTGTGATAATCATCTTGCAGATGACGTGCGCGGCCTTCGCATCGTCCGGGATACCGGCGATCTGCCGCTCGTTCCACGTATCGAACGGGCAAGTGGGGTCGTCCGCCGCGACGGCGTTGCAATATGCAATGGGTGGGTTTTCGGATGGCGCGTAATACGGGACGCCAATCACAGAGCCTTCAACCCACGCCGATTGGGCGCTGAAACTGAGCAAGGCGAGGAGGAGAAACAGACACTTTTTCATCGTTGATCCTTATAGTTCTGCGTTGAGTGACAGAGTAGCTACAGCACCTGTGGTCTGGAACGCTATGAGTTGATCGGCGGTCGTCCCCGTGCTGGTGAAACCGGCGCCGCCGCCCGTGATGGCCGGCACTGTCCGCATGTCGATCGTGCCGAGGTTCTGGGCCACCGTCGCGGGAATGTAGTACGCTTGCCCGCGAAAATACCTACGACACCGCCGCAGTGTTGCCTCTGGGAACTCCACCTCACAAACAGAAGCCACAGAGCCAAGCTCAAGTTGCACGTCCTTGATGGTGATTTTACTGTTCAAAGTGCCGATCATTTGATGCGCACCAGTAACACCAATAAAATTCCCCGCCAGCCAAGTTCCTACGGATAGGGTCGTTCCGTTCGCCACCGCCGCCCCTTGGCTGGTGCTGCGAAAGGTCGTCCCGCAGCCTAGATCGAAGCGCACAGAAAGCGCTTCCGCGGTGGTGATGACAACGCCCCCGTCCGTCAATCCAGGAATTGAAATTCCGTAGGTCGTGTAAGCGGTAGAAGCGGGGACGAAAGTGAAGGGGTAGCTTCTGGCGCCTCCCGCATTGACCACCGCCCCAGAAAGCGTTTGCCCGACCAAGTCGGCAGTAACGGAGCAGCGAAACGACACTGAAAACCGCTTTGCGCTGGCGGTTCCGAGGTACAAGTCGTGAATCGTCAGTCCTTCAATTACCTGCGAAAATATATAAGTATCCCCGGCAGCAATCGCCGCATCGACAGTCGTTGCCGTGATTGAGGCCGCGTAGGCGCTGCCCTGGCTATCACCGCCTGAAACATCCACGCGTTGAACGGTGAGCTGTCCGCCGCCGCTCGCCCCGGCGTACCAGCGATCCATGCAGTAGTTGCGACCGCCTGCCGATACGACAACGGCTCCGCCACTGTTGCGCTGATCGACGGACATGCCGCTGTTGGCGATCCTATTTCGCGTCCCCCCTCCGCCAGCAGCAGCAGCAGCCGCCGCAGCAGCAATCGCGGCCGAGGCCGCGGCGTTCGTCTCTGCGGTCTCGGCGTTTGTCTCTGCCGTCTGCGCGGCAACTGCGCGGGCTGCGGCGTTTGTCTCTGCCGTCTCGGCATTCGTCTCCGCGGTTTGCGCAGCGGCAGCAGAGGCGGCGGCGTTGGCTTCAGCAAGCTCGGCATTCGTCTCCGCGGTCTCGGCGTTGGTCTCTGCTGTCTGTGCCGCAGTGGCTGAGGCCGCAGCTGCTATGGCGCTGTTCGCGGCCGTGGTGGAGGATGTGAAGGCCAGGGCCGACGTGCCGATAACGATCGGGTCGGAAGTGGCGACAACAAAGAAGAAGCCCCCATTGACGGTGCCTTCTTGGACCGTCAGCTCGGTGCCCTTGACAACGTCGTAAGCACCGTTGAAATCCGTGCTGCGCAGCCAGGCGCCAGAGGCGGCGTTGTAGATTCCGTTCTGCGTGTTGTCCGTCTGGTTCTTGACCAGCACTCGAAGGTTCGGATCTCCGTCAGCCAGCGCCACACCGTCGAGGGTCTGGAACCCGGCGAGCGTTATGTTCGCGGTCGTCGCCACTCGGCAAGGAGCCTTGATGGCGAGGTCGCCCGAGATACCGTTGATGCGATCCACTGACAGGGCCATGACGTTCCTTTACTGTTTCGATGCCGGCGTAGCTACGCCCGTGATTGTACCCCGTACCAGATCGACAGGTCCAGTCGGGGCTACCCGATCGCCTGCGACATCAGACAGATAGCTGATCGGGCGGGCCGCTGCACTGGCTGGAACCCCGACGGTCATGCTGATAAGCGTGGCCACGTCCTTGATCGCGCGGCTCGGCTTGCCGTCTTCGGCGATCGCCTTATACACGGAGAGCGGGGCCTTCACTGCGCTCTCGATCATGCTGATTGCCGGGGCCGTTGAGATCCGATCGTCGTAGGGCTTGTTGTTCAGGGTGTTGGCCGCGGCATTGATGACCTGGCCGAAGCCAGGAACCATCGCCGTGAGGTAGCGGGCCGGAGCGTAGGCAAACAGCGTCATGAGCCAATCGTCCATGTATTCGCCGTCTTTGTCGTCGTCATCTGGGCCGCCCTTGAACGCTTGCATAATCAGCTCACCGACGATGGCCGGGGCCAAGAAGCCCAACACCAGAAGGTATAGTCCGCGCCCAGCACCAGCACGCAGGCCGATGTCGCGCGTCAGCTTCACGTACTCGGTGCCGAGCAGGTTCGCGTTCATGTTGAAGTAGCCGGCGAACTGCACGAACATGCGGTAGAACGCGGTGCCCGACTCGAAGCTGGCGATGTCTTCCGGTGCGGTCGATCCTTGCGTCTCGCGCACTGCCGAGTCTCCGGCGCGAATCGCGTCCGCCTCCGACATCCCGGCCTCGATGGCTTGGTTGTAGCCCCCGAGCCAGACGACGGGGCTGATGACAGAATCGACAGCGGACTGCAGGAAGTAGGCGTGGTGGCTGGTCCAGTTCTTCGCGTTCTCGTAGATCGTCGGGTTCAGCAGGATGTCGTTGATCTGGTCCGACATCATCGAGACTTCGTTCTCCAGGCGCGTGGCCATGTAGGATGACTTCCCGGTGACTTGCTCGGCAAAAGTGGCAGGGGACATTGCGTACTTGGCCATGGCGTCCAAGAGCAGCGCCGGCCGCACGCGGACCGCGGCCAGAGACAAGCCCGTTACCTGCTGCACGGCGTTGGCCAAGTTGCCGAACATGGCGGCCATCCCAGCGCGCCCACGGACGACAGACCAGAAGCGGCCGAGGCCTTCCCGTCCTGGCGTCTGGGTCTCGACAACCTGCTTGGCCGCGCGGTTCAGCCACGGGATGATAAGCGTGTTGTATGCCTGCGGATCGACACGGCCCAGTGCTTGCGCTACGGCCTTGCCGGACATCATGCGACGGACATCATTGACCGGTCGCGTCATGTGGCTGAACAGCAGCACCTTGTCGATGTGCTGCGACAGCGCACGGAGGTCCAGCTTCAGCGGCTTGGCATAGCTCTCGACGCGCGACTTCGTGAAGCCCTTGGTCGTCGCCGGGAATGCAAAGGCCATGTTGCTGTTCTCGGTCTCGGCCAGCACGCGGAGGTCCGCGTCGCGAACGATCAGGGGGTCGGTCAGCGCCGGCACGTAGCCGCCGCGGTAGGTGCCAAAGCGCGTCACCAGCGCGTCAGCGGAGACTTCGGAGAAGTACCGGCCGAAGACATCGCGGTGGGCCTTCTGGGCCAGCGGCTTCATACCTTCCATCAAGTCCCAGACGCCTTGCGCGAAGTCATAGTCAGCCTTGGTGATCTTACCCTCGTTCTCCATCCGCTCGATGAAGGCATCCCACTTCGAGGTGTCCAGGCTCTTGTCCATCTGCTCCGTCGCCCAGCCACGGCCCAGCAGCAGCTTGCGCTTGTTGCTCTCGTTGCCGGTGTGCAGGATCGCGTGCAGCAGCTCGGCCTTGCCGAGGCCGCTCTCGTCCTTGCCGAACACGTAGTCAAGCTCCGGCGCGCTGATCGTCTGCCGGGTGAGGGTCGGGGCGATCGGTGCGAGCAGATCGCGGTAGGCCTTGAGGTACTTCACTTTGTCTGCGCGGTAGGCATCCGCAGCGTCGCGCACCGGGTTCCACATGAACTTGCGGAACGGTCCCGTGAGCGTGCCGTCCTTGGCGCCGGCCCAAGACTCAACACGCCGCAGCGCGCCGACGAACCGGTCGAACAGGATACCGCGCTTCTCGGCAGCAGTGACGGCCGAGCCTTCACCCGGCACGTGGTCGGGGATGCCGATCTCGACCAAGCGGGCATGCAGCTCGTCTTGTGCCTCGCGCATCGGGATCAGCTTGCCGTCGATCTCTACCTGCTTCGAGCGCTTGGCCAAGAACCACAGGCCATTGACCTCTTCCGAGAGGCCGCGCAGCTTGGATAGCGGCAGCTCCTGCCAGGCCTTGGCTTCTGCCGTAACGGCGTCGATCGTGTCCGACAGCACGGCCGCGAGGTCCGGGTTGTTGGCTTGGACGACTGCGAGGTATTCCCGTGCGGCCTTGCCTTTCGTGCCGATGCCGAAGTCTGCGAGGATCGCCCGCACGGCATTGACGATGTCCGCGTCGCGCGTTTTCACGGAGGAGCTGTCGTCCTTGTACGCGACGATCGCCTTGAGCCGATCGACGATCTTCTTGATTTCCTTCTCGGCGGCGTAGGCTTCCTTCGCTGCGACGTGATTGACCAGCTCCGTGCGCTTCTCGCCGGCGGCCTTCTCGCGATCGCCTTTGCGCAGCGCTTCCAGTGCCGCCTTACCAGCGCGGGTCTCGGCTGCAGCGAAGCTCCAAGGCTTCAGGGTCTTGCTGCTCTTCGTCTCGACGATCTGGCGGGCGTACTCTCGCGCCGCTTTCATCAGCACGCTGGGGGCGCCGACGTTCTTGGCCAGTGCCGACAGTTCGGTCGCCACCATCCGGGTGCGCGCGTCGTTGTGGATCGCCTCGTCAGCAGCACGGGAGATTGCGTCCTGACTGGACAGGTCGCCGTATTGCTCCAGCATGCGCTGGTCGGTCAGAGCATTCACCTCGTCCGCGAACTTCGTGGCGCCGAGCAGCTGGGAGACCAGCTCTTGGCCCGAGGGGATGCCGAACATCTCAGCCACCAGGTCAGGGGAGAGGCCTTCAGCCGCGAGCATGCCGTACTGGCCATAGCCCAGCTTCTTCCAGTCCGGCGGGGCGACGAGCGCACCTTCCGGGAACATCTCTTCAAGCTCGGAAATCTGGAGCTTGTTGCCGCCGGGGGCTTTGATCTCGGCACCATCGGCGCCGGTCATCTCGCCACGCTTGAGCCAGCGCATCGCTTTGCGCAGAGGGGTTGCCGCGACTTCGTCGGAGACTTCCTTCAGTACGGCGTCGCGACGTTCTTTCGCATCGGCCTGTAGCTCGGCGATAACCTTGTTGCGACGGTTCTCCAGCCACTTCATGTCGCGCAGCCCGCGGGTCCGCAACATCTCCTCGGCATCGGTCTTCTGATCCACAGAAAGCGCCGTGTAGGCTGCGAAGTCCTTGTCCGACATGCCGGCCTCGGTCGCGTCTTTGAACAGCGCTACGAAGCCGCGCGCCGCGTTGGCGGCTGCGATTTCGTTCTCGGTCGCCAACATCCGGTCGAATACTGCCGCGAGTTCCGGGTTCAGCTTCGCACCTTCGTGGCCGGCGATGAAGTCCTTGATGCTGACATATACCCGCGTGAGCCAGGACGCGAAGCGCTGGAACAGCGGCTGCAGTTCGAGGCTCGGGGCCTTGCCGGTGAAGAGGTACTGCTCGAAGCTCTCGGCGAACTGCTCATGGTACGGCCGCTGCAGTTCAAGTGGCATCGCTTGCCACGCGGCAACGTCCGCGACACCGAACTGCTTCAGGATCTCGGCCATGCCTTTGGTGAGCTCCGCTGGTGCGTCGGGCTGTGAGGCTAGGTCCGCATAGACGGTCAGGAAGAAGTGCCCGGTCTCGTGCAGGAAGGTCGAGAGGTTGGCATCAGCCAGCAGGCGGAGGTCGAGCGTGTTCGGGTTGAAGCTGCCGAGCTTGTCTCCGTTCTTTGCTGCAAACAGGGGCAGGCCCTGCGCGACAGTGGCGCGCATGGAGTCGGTGATGGGGAAGCCGGGTTGTTCGGTGAGCGTCCCCTCGGTCTTCTGGCGCGCCACGTCCTCTGCGCGCATGCTCTTTCCTTGGCGCCCCTTGCGCGGGACCGAGACGGTCTCCAGCGGCCCGCCGCCCAGCTTCTTCAGCACGTCGCGCGCAACCTGCGGCACGATCTGATCGTAGAAGCCCTTCATGCCTTCGCCACCGACTTTGAGGTCGAGGCCGGACAGGACTTTATGACCCGATTGCTTCGCACCTTCTTCGGTTCCTTCGCCGCCGACGATCTTCTTGGTGATCTCCTTCCCAACAGTGTCCTCCAGCTTACTGGCATCCATCGTTTCGTTGATGGCTATCTGCCCGTCGAGCCCAAACGCGCCGAGATGGTAACGCCCGTTCCCGTTGTCGGCGTACTCAATTCGACTGATCTGCTTGCTCAAGTCGTACCGCGCCGCCTGCTGCTCGCCGGTAGTCCATGCCACCTTGTCGAAGCCGTTCTCGGCGGCATAGGCGATAACCCGCTTCATCGCGAGCGCGGTCCAGGCCTTCGTTTCGTTAAACGGCATCGCGTCGATCCCCGCGAACTCCGCACGTTCGGCCTCCGACGCTTCCCCTTTAGCAATACGGTCTTTCAAGGCCCGCCATCTCTGGCCTTTGTCCGCTTGGATCTCCTCGACGAAAAAGACCCGGTTGCCTTCGGCATCTGTGCGCTCGTTGAAGCGGATGTGCGTGAGGATGTTGGGCTGGTCGAAGTGTGAAGACTGAAAGTTACTCGGGTTCTTGCGCTCTCGCCCCGCCGCATGACTGATGGCTTCTGCCGCCGTTGCGACGTTTTCACGCGGAACCCCAAGCACCCACCGCCCGCGTGCGTCGCGAACGGCCCACGTGGGGCCACTAGCGAAGTCGCCAGCATCTTCTTTGGCCGTCCAGCCAGTGGTATCTACGGCCGCCGCAGGTAGTGTAAGCAGAAGCTCGCGGTATTTCTCGCCGCCGGGCAGGACGTACTGCGCGAACTTGGTCGGGGAGCGTGAGTGTTCAAAAGCCCTTGGCGCCGCCAACACAGCGTCTTCCTCGGAGCTGTACTTACCGAATATTTTTCCGGAACCGCCTCTGACAACCCATTTGCCGTCTTCCAGCGCAACAGTCGGCTCTCCAGGGGGTGTGCCCAGCATTACCTCTTCGACCTTCACCCCGCCCTGATCGAGGAAGGCGAGCACGTCGTCCTTCGAGGCTTTCGGCTGGGCGTCGAGCCAGTCGGTGATGCCCGTCCATTCGATCTCGTCCTTCTTGATGCCGAGCTTGCCGGTGTTCGACAGGAGCCACTGCTTGATGCTGGCACCGGTGGCGAAGATCTTGGCAGGCGCCTGCTCAACCGAGCGACGCAGCTGCGAGTAATACCACTGGTCGGCTTCCTGCCACAGCGCACCGCTAAGCTGGTCCTTGTAGATCGGCTCGTCGGCCTTGAACATGCCGAAGTCGATCTGTGCCGCCAGCTGCGGGTCGCGAGCTTCCAACTTCTCTTTCCACTTCGCGGGTGTGAGCGCGCCACCGGGCAGGGTCTTGTCGTTGGCCAAGGCGATAGCCGCAGCCTTCAGTGCGGGGATCTCGGCAGGCGGCGGCGCCGCAGTCTGCGCGTTCGCTTCTGCCAGGCCGCCGACGTGGGGTGCCGATACGCTGCGCGCGCCAAGCAGCACGACCGTGCCCTGATTGTTGAAGTTGTTGCGCTGCAGGTAGCCATCGAAGCCGGCATCTACAACCGCGCTCTCGGCGGCGTTGGCGTCCCGAGGGTTGTTACGCCAGAGTTTCAGCGCGTCAGCGTCCGCGTCATAGAGGTTGGTGAGTGTGGCGACGTGCGCGGCACCGCCTACGCCGGCTTCTGGGAAAACCCCTTGACCGTTCGACACGTAGAACGCGATGCGCTGCTTGATGCGGTCGTCGTTTGAGTTCTGCAGCCGTTCGCGCTCGGCACCAGTCAGTCCGGTCCCGAAGGCCCCGCTGGAAAGCATGCCCCGCTTCTCTCGGGAGAAATGGACGCCAACTACTGGGCCGGCGACAGCGCCGGGCTTGCTTACTTCTGCGCTTTGGTAGAGCTTCCGGCCCAGGCCTTGCGCGTTTTCGCGACTTGCTCTGGCGTCAGCGTAGCCATTGAAGTCAATCGTTCCGTTGTGCGCATCGACGGGCGCTGCCCCGATGCGTTCCCACCAGCTTCGAGCGCTTGGGACGATGTGCCAGATGCCGAGTTCTCCGGCGTCGTTGGCGATTGCTGCGACTGTTTGTTCGGCATAGCGTTTTCCTCTTTCGGTTTCGGCCACTTCAATATCGAGCAGCAGCGTCGGCCAGCCATCGGCCAGCTCAAGTACAGTGTAGCCTACACTACGACCATTTGCATCCTGAATTTGGTACTTCACCGCACGCTCGTTGCCGAGCGGCTTGTAGAAAACGTCGTGCCCTTCGGTCACATCCACCGGCGAGGTGAGTGCTACCTGCGCATTCTTCCACACAGGGAAGCCGTTCTCGGTGCCGGTCTCGGTCCAGGCGACTTCCTTGCGGATCGCGTCGATTTGGGCCGGCGTCACGGTCTGGAAGTCGCGGGCGCTCTGGTTCAGCACGTCCGAAAGCTGCTGACGCGGACCCTCGAAGTCCAGCCCCACAGTGAAGTGCGTACCGTCCGGGAGCGTGGTGTAGAAGTCCTCCGGCTGCGAAGGATGCACTGTCAGCCCGTTGCTCGGGGTAATGCTGCCGTCCTGATACACCAGGCCGTGCCGCGTGAGTACGGACTCTTGCTCAAACTTCTTGGCCAGCGCCTGTGCCTGTTCGGGCGAGATGCCCGTGACGACGAAGGAGTTCTCGGGTTGGCCGTAGTGCCCCTTCACCGGGGTGAAGTCGTAGCCCTGGGCCGTCAGGTACTGCTGCAGCTCGGCGTTGCGCGTCGCGTTCTCTTCGGGCGATAGCTGCTTGGCGTTCGGGTTCTCGGCCGTCAGGATCGTCCAGTTGTCGGTCTTCAGCAGGTTCGGGATACCGGCCTTGGTGAAGGTCTCCTGTGTCGCGGGCTGCAGCTGGTTCAGGCTCTGGGCGGTGTTCGCGTTCTGCTCGCCACCGATCGTCAGCTTGTACCCCCTGCGGGCTACGCCTTGCGCGTCAGTCCAGCCATCGCGCAGCTGCAGGGGCGTTACCCCCAACTGACTGGCCATCGTCGTGTAGAACGCGCCAGTGAGGGCGGCATACCCGGACGTGGCCTGCGGGCCGAAGCGTCCGAGCGAATCGAGCTGGGCCTTGATGTCGTCCTGCACAGCCTTGGCGCCGGCCACGAATTCCTCGTTGCGGGATTGCTCTTCGAGGATACGATCGGCTTCTTTCTGGAAGAACTCCGCAGCCTTGGTGCCAGCCTCGCGGGACTCGGCCAGCGTCGGCATGTCAGCCCCGAAGCGGACATGAGGAATCAGTGCAGCTTCGGCGCCGGTGCCGGTGAAGGCGGCGATAAGCTCATGCACGGGGATCTCGATACCCGCCCCCGCTTGCGAGGTGTTCGCCTGCTCGATAAACGAGGGCAGCTTGGCCGGGTCGATGTCCGCTTGGAGCAGCACTTCCTGCAGCTTGTCCGGGTCGATCAGGACCGTAGCGTCCGGGGCGATCGTCTGGAAGAACTGCTCGAAAGTGTCGGGGCTGCGCTGACCGGTCAAGGACTCCGCCGCAAGAGCGAAGAGTTCCGTCATCCTGCCGGCGGAGGCTTCTGCTTGGGCTGCGGTGCTCTCGTTCCGTAGGACGGCCTCGAAGCTCTTTACGAGGGCTACTTGCCCCCCGGCGCCGACAAGGGTGGCGATAGCTGTCTGCGCTGCCGCCTCTGGGCGCTCGGCGATGAACTCCGCTGCGGTTTTGTCGGGGTTCAGCACCGTCCATTTGTTAAAGTCCTGCCATATCGTGGCGATCTGCTCCCCGCCCATCTCCAATGCTGTGAATTTTGCGGCCTGCTTGACGAAGGCGTTGCGGAACGCCGGTTGATCGAACAGGGCCTTCATGCCCAGCCGCTCGGTCGCGTACTCCGCTGCGGCGTCGTGGGTCGCCAAGTTGAACGCGGTGAGGGGGGAGGCCCCCGTATCGCGGGCATCGACGTAGGACGCGCCGCCGGCCAAGAACGCGGCGGCGCGCGTGGCAAACTCCGGGCCTTTGAGAACACCGAGGGGGAGTGTTAAGAGGTTTGTGCCTAAAGACCGGAAGCCGGCTATTGTGCCCTTTTCGAGGGTGCCCTCCCCTTCAGGGACTCCTTGTGCGGCGCCTCCGCGCTTCGACCTTTCAGACCAACCACGGGCGAGCCTAGCTAGATCGGAGTTCGCGAGCCAATCGGGAACCCCGACAGCCTTCAGGGCCTGCTCCCCGACTTCCAGTGGCGCAGCAACACCCCCGAAGAAAGCGGCTTGTGCATCGAATAGCAGGCCTGTTTTTACGGCCTTCAGCCCAGTACCGACGGCCCCCATAACCTTCTCGATTTTGGCTAGGGTCTGTGCGTCATCGGCAGCGATACGCGCGTTCTCGGCGTTCGACAGGAAGGCGGAGGTGAGGGGGCTCGCTCGGGTGGCGTGGTCTTGTTCAGCAACACGGACACGGCGCTGCGCGGCTTGCAGGTCAAGGACCGCGGGGGGTGTGGTGTCGCCGAAGTATGTCTGGAGTTTTTTGGATACGTCGCGCAGTTGCGCCTCGTGATCCGGTTTGCTGAACGAAGCCTCGTAGAGGGCCGCCTCGACAGCAGCTCGTGGGGGTGCGGGGTTACGCACCTGTTGCAACAAACGGGCGGGCTCGTCATCGACGGGCAATGCCGGAGGCTCCGGGGGCGTGGTGGTGGTGGTGGTGGTGGGGCCTGCTCCAGCCCCCTGTCGAACTTGTGCCAGCAGGTCCACGTACTCGTTCATTTTGATCCTTGTTTAAGGGCCCAGGCCGCCGTCACCTCGCTGTCCTTGGCTCCGATTTTTTTCATTTCGTCGAAGAACGCTTTCGGGATCGCCTTCGTCTCGGGCTTCACAGCATACGCGGGGAGCGTGTCGTTCCAGAAGCTGCCGATCTTAACATAGTCTTGGTTCGCGCTTCGGGCTATGCGGGTCTGTGTGGCGAGGTCGGGCATTTTGCCGGGGTTCTCTATCTTCCACGTTTGCAGGTTGCGCTCGACGAGGCCGTTGAAGGCCCTTAGCTGGTCTTTGTTCCCCGGTGCCAGGAGTGCTGGGGGTATCGCTTCCCCGAGCAAGTCCTTGTCGATCTGGAACCGGGTGGCGCCGTTGGCGAGTTCCCGGCGTTTTTGCTCCAGCACGCCTATGAGCTTCGGGCCGATGGCCGGGGCGTAGGAATACACCTGCTCCGTGGTCATCGCCCCGAGTTCTGGCATGTCGGCAAGTTGGTAGAACACCCCGAGGGCCGCGGGATTGTCGTCCCACCGCTGGCGTGCTTTGAACTCCGCACGGTCCGCCAGCCCCCTCGCACGGTCGTCAGCCGCTTGGGCTTGGTGCCGGGTGTATTCCTTGAACTCGCCCTGTGCCGCAGGGGTCATCGCCAAAAACTCCGGGGAGGCTTCGAGACGTGCGGCAGTCCGTTGTGTTGGGTTGTCAGAGAACGCCGAGATGAGGCCGCCCTTCGTCTGCCGGTCCGCTGCTGCTGCCGCCTGTTCGCGCTGCGTCAGGACGGTCTGCGCGGCTGCGAAGGCCCCTTTGTTGCCTTTTGTCTTGGTGGATATAAGGGCCTGAGCGTCCTTCGGTGGGAGTGCTGCCGCTTCGATGCCTACCTCCTCGCCCAAGGCCCAGTCCCCGGCCTGTTTGACCTGTGGCGCATAGTGGTTGATCTGCCGTTCAGACATGTCACCTTTTGCCGCTTCAAGGTAGGCAACAGCATCTGCCGCTTTTCCATCGGTGAGCATTTTCTGGACAACGGACCCGTGTAGGGTGCCCAGCGCCTCCTGCCGATAAAGCTCCAGGGCCGGGCCCTGCAGTCCGAGGCGCTTCGCTTCGTTCGCGATGGTGTTGCTTACCCGCCCGATAGAACTCAACATCGCGGCGTCGTCCCCGTAGTTCATCGCCGCGTATTTTGATTCCGTGGCCAGGGTGGCTTTGGCTGTGTCGGCTTGGTAGGCGTTCGTCTCGTTGGCGACGTGGCGCATCAGATCCTGTCGGTATCCGCTTTTTTCCGCTGCTGCTTTTGCGTTGAATCGCTCGCGTGCTCGCGCGCCGCCTATATTGGCGGCCAAGGCTTCGACCTCCCTGTCGAACTGCCCAGGGAAGACATCGAGAGGCTTCTGTGACACTACGGCCCCGCCTCGGACGTTGGCGAACCCCTTCTCCCCGAGGGACATGTCCAGCCTCTTTTCCCGCAGCTTGTTCAGTGCGTCTTCGGCCACTACATCTTCGAGCTTGTCGGCTTCCTGCTTCATGAGCACGCCGATGTCCCCGAGCACTTGCGCTCCCGTGGTGTCGGCGGCGACGCGAACCGGTTGAATCTCAGTCACCCCGCGCGAGGGGCGGGGCGTGCTCAGACCATAGTCGTCAGGGGAAGGTAGGCGGGCCATCAGTCAGAATACCTGCCGGTGTAGGTGTTGGGGTCGTAAGGCCCGTTTGCGGTGTAGGTGCCCGCGTACTCGGACCCATTGGACATGCCCCCCGGTGCTGGCCCTGGGGCGAAGGAGCTGAACATGCTCGACGCCCCCTTAGCCACACTCCCCATGATCGAAGCGCTGCCTTGATTCCTAGCGTTGGCTACCTCGGCGTTGCCGCGGTTCGTGGCTTCCACGAGGCCCGCTTGCCCACGGTACTGCAGGCCCTTGGCCCGTTCGGTGGAGGTGTAGGTGCTGTAGCCCGCATCGAGCTCCCCTTGTCCGACGATGCCGGTCATCAGGGTCTCGTCGAGAGGACCCCCGCCAGAGGCCGCGGACACCGCCCGCGCACGCGAGAGCATGAGGTCGGCCTTGTGCCGTTTGGCCTCGGCTTCGTGCTGCCCGGCGGCCAGTTCCTGCCCTGCGGCTGCATCGAGCTGCCGTTGGTTGGCAAGCGCGGCTTCACGGCCTGCCTTGGCGTTGTCTTTCGCGGCCGAGTTTTGGGCCATTGCGGAGGCTATGGTCGCCGCAGTGGAGGCGGCGGCATAGGCCCACATAGGGATTGCGGCCATGAATGCCATTATTGCACCCTCACCAAAGTTTCGCCGAAGGGGCCGAAAACCCCTGTCGGTCGCCAGCCCAACTTAATGAGCAAATACCCTGCAGTTGGTTCATCGAGATTTGCGACGGCATACACGGGAGCCTTTGTTTTATAGACGAGTTCCATCAGCATTCTACACCCAACAGCAAGGGCTTTCCTGTTCTTGCGAAGCGCCCCCCGGATCTCGCTGAAAGCCACAGGCTTGCCACCTGCGTAAAAGATGCCACCGATGCCGACGAGTTCGCCATTGCAGCGGGCCACATACCCTCGGAAAGAGGCTTCGGGCGGGCCCTGATACCACTCCTCGGCGTCTGCGGCCGTGGCGGGGCTGAAGACGACCTCACTTGACATGGCCCGTCACCGACAGGACCGCGGCGAGAACCGTGCAAGGCCGGGGGCTCGCGGCGCGCAGACACAGCCGTGCGTCGTTATGCCACCGGCCATCGACTTCAGTCGAGTCCGCGTTGTAGCTTGTCCAGATTTTGTCGGCATCGACCTCGCCGCCTTCGTCGTCGATAAGCGGCATGCCGTCCAAGTTGTCGAAGTCCTGCCCATACCGCAGCCCCTGCGCGTGAGCGTTCGCCAGAAGCAGGCCGAGGTGGTGCAGCTGCTGCCGTTGGCTGAGGGGGACTTCGGAGGCGGTGGATAGCTTCGCGCTGCGGAAGTCCGCGGTGTAAGGCAGCCCGATATAGGCCAGCGTCACGGCTTCCGACAGCGTGATACCGCCGCCGGTGACGGTGTAGCTCCCGAGGTCTTTGGTGTTGCCCCACACGACAACGGTCTCACCTTCCAGATGTGTGAGGCCGGTGATCGTCGTTGTTGATGCACCGCTGTAGGTCAGGGTTGCGTCGGTCAGAATCGTCGTCTGCGCCCCCTGCGCTTCGCTTTCGAGAGCCCATTTTTCCGTGTAGCGCTTCGTGCTGCCGTTGATCGTTCTGCGCACGGTGTAATAGACCGCATCCTCCACACTGCCTGGCAGGACGACGACATCCTCAACGGCGCCGTCGGTCTCGTACAAGACCCAGCACGTGACCTTTTCCAAACGGTCGAAAACGAGGATGGCCACACTGCCGTCTGCGCGGACGCAGTGGATGCGGGTGTCTGGCTGGCGCTGCACGGCGATTCGGACGAACCCGCCAAGCCCTAGCTCAGGAACGATCGCGGTAAGGTCGTTCGATGTGTAGTTGTAAGTTGAGCCGTCGAGCGCCAGCTCATAGACACGAGAGCCGCTGCGCTGCACATAGACGCCCCCCGTGTCGATCTTGATAGCCCGGAGCGCGGCGGAGCCGAGGCTTGATGCCGGCTTCAGACTGAAGGCGGTGGGGGTCAGCGGCTCGTCAAGCGAACTGGCCTTAGCCACCAGCTCCGCCCCCTGCGTGCCGACGAGCAGCGACGGGAGGGGTAGGAGCCAGTTTATCGTATCCACAGGCCCCGCGCCAATGCTGCGGGTGATCGGTCCGGAGTCCCCGGATACGGTGTCGTCAAAGCTGTTGAAGGCATCAGATACGGAGCCCGCGATCTTGTCCTTCCCCGCCCACCACAGCCGCCCGTCGTGCAGCGCGACCGCGGAGGGCCACCCACGCCGGTCGGACCAGCTCCCCTCGCGCCAGTTTGCAGTCGCCGCCGTACTGCCGAAAGCCTCTAGGACATCAATTGATACCTGCGTAGCGCTTGTGTAGCCCGTTACCAGGGCCGTCCCATCCGAGGTGCCGAAGGCGTAGATCAGCTCCGCAGTGATGCTGCCAGAGGTGAATTCTCCGGCTTTTACCCCGATTCGATAGTAGATTACTTGGTTGTCTAGGCCGTCGTTGGATGACAAAGACTGATTCGTCGTGTAGGCCGCCACCGTGGTCCAGGCCCCGGGTTCTCCAACCGAGCGCTGCAGGGTGAGCGTCGCGCCCCACGTGCCCGAGGTGAGGATGTTGAAGACGCGGGTGCTGCCGATGCCCGTGACTTTTATCGGGTCCGTAAAGGTGTCTGCGGCCGTGATGGTGGCGCGGACCGTTTGCCCCGCGGAAGACAACCGGAATAGCGAGCCGACGTTGGTAGCCCTGAAGAGGGCTGCCGATGCTGTCAGGGTGGTGCTGCCGGACAGGGCGCCCGCCTGCAGGGTGGTCGGGCCGAGGTTCTGGGCACGGAACGGCCCGTCTTCGGCCAGGTACTCAACGATAGACCAAGACTCAGCATCCTGCCGCTCTATCCGTCTTTGTCGGTGGGCCTTGCACGCGCAGAAAAGCACGTCCCCGGACTGGTCGTAACGGACATTCTGCAGGTCCGCCGCGCCCCACGGGGACACTAACGTAACAGGCCCCGCGGCTTCCACAGTGATGCTGCTCACGAGGGTCGCGGTGTCGTCTCTTGCCGATAGGCGGATGTGGAAGTTACCAGTTGGGGTGAAAGCGATTGAGTGCCGGCCGGTGCGCAGGGTGGTGGCTGCGACGTAGTCTTCAGCGCCGCTGGAGGAACCGACGCGCAAAGTCGCGGTGCCGGCCGCGATGTGTATCGCCAGTCCGTGCTGCACGTTCTGGTCGGGAGCTGCGACCGTAACCTGCTGGTCTCGTATAGCGAAGGTCGTGCCGTTACCGAGCAGAGAGAGGTATCCCCCCGTGGCCCATGCCGAAGTGGCCCCCACTTGGTCGTTGTCTGTCCAGCCCGCGACATCGGTGTCGAAAGTACCATTTGTCACAGCCGAAGCCACCGACGGGCGGGTGAGCACTTCGTCGTCAATCACGACGCGCATAAAGCCGGCGGTGAGTTCGATCAGTGCGGTGTCATCCACCGCGAAGACGAACTCCAAGTGCGCAGCCGCGGCGTCGCCTTTTGTGCTGTGCAGGAATCGCGTACCCGGCCGTAGGGACATCGCCCCCAGGACTCGCGGCATCCAGTTGGTTTGCTCTTCGGCAGACATCGCCATGCGCTTCAGATCGACACGTGCGACAGCCAAAGGGGAGACGATCCCGCGGTTGAACGCGAGGAGTATCGGGCGGGTCTCAGCCATGGCCTACCCGAGAAACGAGCCGCGGTTGCCGCGGTCTCTGCGCGAGCCCCCGACGCGCGCGGACACGAAGCTGCCCACCGGTGGGAAGGTGGTCGGCCCTTCCATCGCGCTGCTTGATCGCGCGTCCGTCAGGCGTTGTTTCGTCAGCTTGAACAACGTCTCGAAGTCGGTGCCGCTTTGGTTCAACTTCTTGATGATCTTGCTGGCCAAGTAGGCATGCACGTACTCGATGAAGTCCTCCGGCCAGAGGCTGAAGTCGCCACCATAGCCGGCGCCGTTGCTGACATACCCTAGGAAGATCGGCTCGACATCGGTGAAGAAGTAGTTCTGCTCCGTCGTGTATCTCAGGAGGGGGGTGTTCATGTACTCGTCCGAGCACAACGACGTCGTGCGGACGTGGTCGTCAGGGATCTCGTAGGCCTTGCGGTAGCCGAAGGTCGGCTCGATGGTGGTGCTGGCCGCGAGCTGCACGGTGCGGGTGGCGAACCGCCACTGCCCCTGCCCAAGGCAGAAATTCACGACACCGGCATCCCATGCCCGGTCGAGCAGACGACGAGGCTCCCGGTCTTCAGCCAGAGACGCAATGGCGCGCTCCCCACATTCGAGGAGGGCGCCATTGAAAAGCGAGAGCTTCGTAGCGGCCATTGGCTCTTAACCCAGGTTCTGTTCTGCGACCCAGCTTTCTGCTTGCTCGCGGGTCTTGCCGTTCTCGAACATGATCGCCTTGTCCGAGTTGCGGACCACGCTCCAGCCGGCGCCGCCGCGGAACTTCACCGTGAAATCGGTGTGTTCGGCTGCTGCTTCGGGTTGGGCGGCTTTGCCGCTCGTGAAGTCAAAGTGCCGGAGCACGACGACGAGGGCGGCGTTGGCTGACGCGCGACGCACGTACAGTTCAGCGAACCACGAGCCGTCTTCGGCGGTCACTTCGATGCGCGAGCCCGGCTTGAAATTCTTTGCGACATGCGACCAGTATTCCGGTGCGAGCATGTCTTCGAGCGTGGTGCCAGCTTCGGGGTTCGTCGCGAAGATGGTCCGATCGTACTCGGCGGGGCGAATTCGGTTTTGCAGGATTTTGACAGACACGAGTGTCTCCTTGAAGGGCCCGCCCTGCAGCTACACAGAGCGGGCTTACCGGACGTTAGTCCGTGTTGGTAGCAGAGCCGATGACGGTGCCATCGGACAGATCGACCGAGCGATTTACGGCGCTCAGTGCGATGACCTTGTGCGAGGTCAGGGCCGTTGCGGCAGTGGTCGAGTCCTTGTGATAGACGATGTCGCCCACCTTCATGCCGAGATCCTGGCCGTTGGTGATGAAGCCGGCAGCGTCAGCTGCGTCCGTGGCGTCTGCCGAGGTGTGGAACCAGATACGGAGCCCGGCAATCGCTTGAGTAAGCAGCTGCGGAGGGGTGGAAGTCGAATAGGCCATGGTGATTCCTTTCAGTTTTCAAATGAATTTGATTTGGATCGGTTGTTTGACGACAGGAGGACACGAAGGTTGTTATGGACGTGGAGGCCAGAAACGAGAGCCCCCTGCAGCGGGACAATGTGATCTACATCGACAGCAAGCCCTGCTTGACGAAACTCCGCAGCGTCTCGATAAATCTCTTCGATAGCCACCAAGTCAGCCCATGCGGGCGTGCGATTCAGCAAAGCAGCGCGACGGGTGTTCCGGTAGAACAACCCTTTGGCCCGTACGTGCTCAGGGTTAGCGGCACGCCACGCCTTCAGATCGGCTTTCACCTTTCCGAGGTTGGCGAGACGCCACGCGGCATATGCCACGCGCCTGCGTTCCGGGTTGCGGGCGGCCCAACTTGTGGCCCACTCGCAGCACTTTTCCGGATGCGCCTTTTGCCACTTCCTTGCCTTGGCCAACTGCTTATCCCGGTGCTTTGCATACCTTCGCTTTTCTGTTGCAGCAACAGCCTCGGGGTTTGCGCTTCGGTATGCGGCCTGGTTCTCCACATGGCAAAACACACAAGTCCTTGTGCTCACCAACCTCTCGGCAACATGCCCGCGCTTACAGGGCTCCCCGGTAAAATACCGGGTAGCTCCTGCTTGTTTGGCCACTTGCCGAGAGATCAGTTCCATGTCGTCAGCTTACCACTTACTGAGCCGCGAACGCGCTGCCGTCGTGAATGAGCTTCACGATGCCCGAATTCTGAAGCACCTTTGACCCCATGTAAGCCGTGGCGCGAGCGTAGGAGTAGTCCTGCTCCTTGTCGTAGTCCGCAGCCGTGACGATGCTCTGGGTGTCGCAGCCGTGGCCGATCGCTGACTTGTGGTACATCAGGCAGGTTTCCGAAGCGGTGCCCTTGCCCGACAGGTTCGGATGCACGATCCAATTCACACCGGCCCAGCGGAACATCGTCATGCCATTCTCGAACGGCTTGTTATTCACGTAATCGACGCTGGCGAATTCCTTCGTCTGCATCAGGTACGCGTAGAACGCCGGTGTGATAAGGGCGGAGATGTTGCCGTCCATCGGCACGGAGTTGTTGCCGAGGATGGTGAGGCCGTACATCGCCAAGGCCAGCGAGGCGGTAGCCGCAGCGCCGGTGTCTTGGGTGCCAGTTTCGAGGGCTGCGATGATGTCCGAATCAACCTTGCGGTTCAGGACGCCCATCGTGGTTTCTTGCATGATGCGGCGGCCGTCGCCTTGCGAGGCGTACAGGTTGAAGCCGGTGCGACGAACCAGATCGTGCCACTCGTTGAGAGTCGCGGTGTTCTGGGTCAGGTTGTCGGCACGTGCCGGGATCAGACCATTGACGCCACGGGTGACGGCAGTAGCGCTGCCCGAGTCGGCGACCAGGAAGACGATTTGGTTGCCCTTCACTTCACCTTCGGTCGTGACCGTTTGGCGAACAAGGGATTGACGTTGCTCGAAGCCCGCGATGAATTCATCGCGGTACTGAGTCTGAAAGGCTGTATCAGCCATGGGAGGCTCCTAGAAAGTTTATGGTAGTGGTTCTCTACCCATCGCTGTCGGGGTGGCCAACTTTGTCAGCTCCTTCGGGGTGCCCTTTCGGGGCCGTGTCGCTTTATGTCGGGGCCTTGGCTTAGGCTTGCAACTTGGGTTATACCTGCTACAGCACTGCTATGCAACTGTACTATTTGCTACACATCAAACCGACTGCTCGTGCCAGTTCAATTCAGCAGCAATGTTCGAGGTTCCAGAGAAGGACGTGCAGACCACAGACACGGTGGTCTGGGTTGCGGTAAGGGCGTCGATCTGTGCGAGCGTCAGGGGAGTGCGGGTGTCCAGCTCGCCGGTGGTGAGCAATGCGTTGGCGCCAGCCCCAGAGATCGCGGTGCCGGCTGCGATAGTCACCCCGCCGGTGATTGCCGTCGCCGCGACATCCACCTCGGTCACGCTGTCAGCATCCACGCTCGCGAAGGCCGCCCCCGTCAGCGTGCCGCCGAGCACGATCTCGAAGTACGAGTCGTTCGTCGTGGCACGCAGGACCGCGTTCATCAGCTCGATGTGTGCCCGGTTCGTCCGGCTGTTGAAGGTCGCCTTCGGCCGGACGGATAGCACCGGGCGTCGGGTCGTAACAGCAACAGTGGTGACGCCGTTGCCCGCCCCACGGGGGAAGCCCCGCGCTTCTTTGCCGCCCTCCGACTGCACGGAGCAGCAGATGAAGTTGATCGTCCCACCCTTGGTGGTCCGGGTCGTCTCCAAGAAGACCCCGTTGGCCAGGTCGAAGTACCCAGCCCTGAAGGTGGTCGAGCTGGCGCCGGTGCGCCCTTCCAGCCTGACGGGCAGGTTGAAGGTCTGGAGGGTCGGCACTGCCTGGTTGTTGGCGATGTTGAACGAGTGTGCATAGTAGAGGAGGCCGTCAATGTCGAAGCCGACACGCACGCGCCCCGAGTAGAGCATCTGGGCGTCGATGACCAGCACCTGGACCTTGGTGAAGTCCAGCGTCACCCCGCTTGCCCCCGTGCCGTCGAACGGGTCTTCGGACCAGTCCGCCTGCTGCACGACGGTATCGACCGCAGTGCCCGAGGTCGAGCTGCGCAGCGTGATCGCCGCAGTAGCCCCAGCGCCTGCAGCAAACACCCCCGTGACGTAGATCAAGTGCCCCTTGCCGGGGATGTACCGCACGTACTGCTTCGACTGCAGGATCGCGTAGTGCGTGTCGGTCGCTGTCACCGTGATCGGCGTCATGCGCGTGTCTGTTGCTGTCGGGCCGACAGCGTTGCCCCCGTTCGAGGCGCTGCCGTCTGAGGCCGCTGCTGCGAGCGTACCGTTGGCCGCTGCGCCCCACACGGTGCGGGTGTTGAGGCCGTACTCTTGCTGCGCGTCGAAGAGGGTGTTGGCCTCTGCTACGCGGAGCCGGCCAAAGGCGCTGAGTTGCGCCCCATCTGCCGCGGTGTTCAAGGTGTGCAGCCGCCCACCCTCGGAGATCAGGGCTTGTGGGGTGTCCAGCGTGCCGCGCTTGAGGGCGACGAGCACGCGGTCCAGCATGAAGCCGAGCTTTCCAGGGGTGAGCGGCCAGGTCATGGTCTTAGCCTCTGTCGCCCTGGATGACCGTGAAGCGCATCACGCCAGCGGTGTGGCTGTTGATGTCGAGACGCACGGCCTTGACCGGGTAGATCAACCCAACATCGAACGATGCGGTCTTGCCGGCCATTGTCGCGTTGTTGTAGGCAACCTGCACCGTGGCGTTGGTGTCGATCTCGTCGTAGGTGTGTTCCAAGTCGTAGTTGGCCGAACCGGAAACAAGCACCGCGCCGATGCCGACTGCGAAGTGGGTCTGCAGCACGTCGAGGGGGACCCACGGCGTCGAGGCCAGTGCCGTCCAGCCGATGTCGAAGGTGTCAGCACCGGTTGTCGCGCTGACAGTAACCGAGGTCAGCGTCTTGTAGCGCTTGACTGAGGTGACAGTGACGTTGCCGTTCGGCCCGGCCATAGTCTCGGTGATCGCCACGTCGTTGGCGTCCGTGCCGACGAGGGTGAAGGTCTTGGCGCTGTGATTGGTTGCCGCGTTGCCGAGGATGACGACCGGATGCGCGCAGCTGTCGGCAGCTGTCGTCGCAGTCAGCGCGTAGCCCCCGGCGGCGTAGGCCACGTCGTCAGCGTAGCCGTTGGCATCCGCCGCGACAAAGGTGAATTCCTGGGTTTGGCGGGTCGCGCCGTGTTTGGGGAATGTCATGTCAGTACCCCTTGCCCGGCTTCTTCGCCGGCTGGGGGACTTTCTTCATCGGTGCCTGTTTTTGCTTGGCCATGTCAGCGTCCTTTCTGTAGTGCGGTGGTCAGTTCGCGGTAGCGGGCCTGCTGCTTCTCGGCCGTGGGGCCTTTCCAGTAGTCGCTCTTGTGGTCCGCCATAAGTTTGCGCAGGCTCGCGACTTCAGCCTCGACTGCTTGGACCGCGTTCGTGCCGCTGCCCGGTACGACCGTGCCGATCGGGTTGAGTTCGCGGCTCATGCGATTGAGCCAGCCGAGGATCTTCGGGTGATCGCCGAGCAGGGTGCCGTCAGCGAGGCGCCCGCCCATCACGAGATCCTTGACGCCTGCAGGTGCGTTGTCGAAGGCCGCCAGGGCGATCTTGACCTCGTTCTTGTAGCCAGGGCCGTACTCTTCGCGCAGCGTCTCGTGGGCCTCGGCACGGAAGTCCGAGTCAGCCTGCTCACGGGCTTCGACAGCGGCCTGCTGCTTGGCGAAGTACCAACCGAGCACTTTCTTCACCTCGTCCGGCTTCATGTCGCCAGCATGTGCGGCTTCGAGGAAATCATCGACCATCGGGCGGTCGGTCTCACCGACGATCAGGCCGTCGGGCAGCGTCAGGTCATAGCCCTTGGGGCTGTCCGGCAGGCCCTGCTCCGCGCGCCACGCGGCCTTCTCTTCAGGGGTGGCGTCAGCCTTGAGCGGGGTCTTCAGGTCGCCACTGGCGATCTTCGCCTGGGCGTTGAAGAGCGCGTCAAGCGCTGCCTGGGGCGAGCCGTAGCGCTCCAGCTTCTTGAGCTTCTTCTCGTCGGTGCCTGCGGCTCGCTGGCGCCAGTCTTCAGGCCAGTCGGTCGTGGCAACAACCGGCTCGTTCGAGGGGGCTGGTGCGCTGGGTTCTACTGGCGTGGGGTTGGCCGGGGCGATCGGGGCTGACTCGACAGGAACAACCGGAGCCGATACTGCCGGGGTGGCCGGTTCGTTTTCAAGGGGCATGGTCTTTGGTCCTTAGAAGTGCTGATGTGTTGAGGTGCAGGAGTTTCACGATCTGAAGGCCCACGAACCGGCGGCCCTCGGCGAATGCTGTTTCCCTATCGCCATCGGGTTGGAACGATTGATTGTAGGTGCCGGCGGCCTGATTGATGACGAAGTTGAGGCACCAGCGTTGCTGCTCCGGTGTCGCCTCGCCCCGCTGCAATGCCTGCAGGGCAGAGACGACAGGCACGTCGTAGTCACATCTGAGATACGGAGGCGCGGGCTTGGCGGCCATCTAGACGCTCTCCAACTTTCGCATCGCCATAGCAAGCAGAAGATGCGCTTCAGCCCCCGGGGATGGGCTTTGTCCTGTCATCCCGACTTCGATCTCTCTGTCATCGGCTGCAAGAACCCACACGCAATGTGTTGCGGTGCCGTAGCGCCCTTCTTCTATGGCGGTGGCGAGGGCCCGCAGTGCGTCGGGGGTGTCCGACAGGTTCCGGTCTGGAAGCTCAATCACTTTTAGGTTTGCCATGTCACAGCACCCCACCAGCACCGCCCTGCCCAACTGTCGGCGAGGCCTCGGAGATCGTCTTCGCGACGTTTGCACCGGATTGCATCATCTCCAACAGTTGCGCGCTCTGCTGCTGCGCTGCCTGCTCCGCGGCCATGCGATCGACCTCGGCCTCGGTGCGCAGCCAGGCAACAGGAACAACAGCGGTGAGTACGTCGCGGCTGGCCTTCTTGTTGTCGATGATGTTCGCGACGCTTGGGTCGAGCTGGATGGCGGTGGCGAGCACCTGAGACGCTTCCATGTACTGGCCCACTTTGATTTTTTCTACGGCTTCGCGCAGCGGGCTCTCGAACGTGAAGTCGAGTTCCATGCCAGCGAGTTCCTTGGGGATCGACTGGCGAACCTCGGGCGTGTTGCGCAGCACCAGCTCGAAGGTCATCTCGCAGAGCTGCCCGTTGTAGTCGGACTCCATCGGCTCGAACAGCGGCAGCGCATTGCGGATGAATTCCTGCACGCGCTGGCCCACCTCGTAGGCTGTCATGTCCGGACCGCCCTGCGGGGGTAGGTTGAGCTTGTTAAGGAAGAAGGCCTCGGAGATCTGATGCCGGATGTCCTGCATCAGCTCCATGCCGAAGCTCAGGCCCGACTTGTCCTGCGTCATCGGGCGCAGCACTTCACCAAGCCGCTCGTCATACTCAGCATCCACCCACGTAATGCCGCCTGCATAGACTGCGACATCGCCGCGGATTGCTTCCTGCACGCCCACCATGGGCGGGCTGACGGCCTTCTCGCCGGATTCGAGCAGCACGCACGAAACCTGCTGGATCAGTCGAGCATCCGGCAGGCCGGCGACAACTGCCGGGCTGTGTGCGTACTGCGAGCCGCTGACCGTGCTCCAGCGTGGGACTGCATAGATGATCGTCCAAGAGCCGACACACTCTAGGATCTGGTCGTGGTCGATGTCGATGAAGCAGGACGTGAAGGGTTGATTGAACTCCTTCTCGCCGGTCATCTCCGCGTAGGCCTTTGACGGCATCACGCAGTGCCGGACATTGACCTCGTCATACGGGGTCTTGGCCAGCTTCTCGCGGACCTTGGAATGTACGGTCTTCGGGAACAGGCTGCAGAGGTCGGAAACGGTCGGCTTCCACTTGCGATGCACTGTGGAGACCTTGCCGGTCACATCCTCGGACCAAGCCACATCGCGCAGATGCCAGCAACGGTACAACACCCCGCTGCGGTCTGGGTTCATCTCGACACTGATCGCCGCTTGGCCGAACGCCGCGAAGTCGTGGTCGCCCTCCTTGGTGGCGCGAGCGAAGCCCGCCCGGCGGTCGTACATCACGTTCTTGGTGAGCTTCGAGGCCCACTCCAGCCATTGCTTCGAGAGCGTGGTCTCCTTGTCCGGCCTGTTGGTGCGGAGGTGGAACCACTCCTTCGCAGTCGGGCGGAGCATGGCGCTGAAGGAGTTGCCGAGGTCTCGCCGCGCGATGATCGGGTAGGAGGTGGTGAGGTTGCTTGCCATCTCCGCGCCGACGTTGCGACAGGTAGTAAAATCGGCACGCTCGGGATAGAAGTTTTCACTGATCTCCTGCCAAAGGGACAGCAGCGAGCCCCGCTTCTCGAAGAGCTGGTCTCCGTTCTTCTTTACAGCCTCGCAGGCGTGCATCTTGGGTTACGCTCCCAAGGTGTCGGACTCGGACAGGATGGTCGATTCCCGGCCGCCGCGCGCGCGGGATGCCGTCATCGCCTTCTTCTTCGCCCGTGCGACCGCGTCTTCATCCACCATCGGGGTGGGCGGCGGAGGCGGGGGGAGAGGCTGCGCTTTTGCACCGCCGCCGAATAGTTTGCCCATGGTCATTTCCTTCGCTGTGATGCGTTCTGAGCGCTGCGGCCTAGAACGACGGTTGGGATTTTCCGGGCATTATACGCTTTGAAGCCCCCGGATATGCTTTCTTGTTTCAGGCCCTTGGTCAGGCCATGATGACTGCGTCGCCCTCGTCCGTGGATCGGCCAAGACGTTCGCATACTTTCTTCTTGCTTTCGACGATGATCTGCTTGCTGTCCGGCTCGTAGGTCGGGGCGGTGAGGTCGGCCAGCAGGGTCGCGCTGGGGGGTAGTGCGATCAGGGAGCCGCCTGGCTGGTCCGGGTCCAGCGCCTCGCGGAACCGCCAGATAGCCGCGGAGCGCACGTTGTTGAACCCGAACTTGCCCTCTTTGGTCTTGCCGTAGGCTGACTCCGCGCCCTTATAGCCAACGGCCTTGACGTTGTTTTCGTGCAGCTGCTCGTACATCGCACTGCCATATCCGCCCCCGAGGTCGATGATGACCGTCGAGTCGTCGTGCCTGTGGGAGATGACGATGCCCGCGCAGTACGAGCCGGCGCGCTCCATGGGGATTTCCTTGGCAGGGACTTTGACGATCTTGTCATACCAGCCCCCGTGCCGCTTGGCGATAATCATCGGGTCTGTGCCGCCACCCGAGGCATCGACTCCGATCGCGCACTGCGGGATGCCCTCTGGTGGGCGCTCGTGCCAGCGCTCTTGTGCCGCGCGCACCCAGGCTGTGGGAATGGCTTGGTAGGACGCATCCTGCAGGCCGAGGTCGAAGCGCCCGTCTCGGTACGCACCGCGGATCTCGATCGGCAAGGCGTCAAGCGAGGCCTCGTAACCCGTGCCTGCAAGGTCAGGGTTATCGGCCAGCTCTGCCGGGATGAAGGTGCGGCTGCGCGCAAGGATTGGGTGGCTCTCGCCGGGCATGAGGTGCGGGCCTTGGCCATCGACCTCGGTCTCCAGTCCATCCTCGTTGCGCGCGTACCAGCGCAGCTCGCCTGGCTTGGCTGGGTTCGGGTGGTTCGGGTCGAGCCACGCGGCCCAACGCTTCAGCACCCACAGGCCCTCGGGGCGTGTCGGTGGGTTGCCCGCTGCCAGCACGCGGCAACGCTGCCCCGGTGTGGCTGAACGGTTCCAAGCTATGATAAAGGAATACTGAGATTCGGTGAAATCGCTTACCTCGTCGAAGACATAGAGGTCGTTCGGCTTGCCCTTGAAACGTTGCTTCTCGTCCTCGGTGCTGCAGCCGGCGAAGCGGGTGATGCGGTCCGGCTCGCGAAAGATCAGGTCTTGCCCATTCCATCCGTCGCGTGTTCCTGCGATCTCCAAGAGGCGATCGGATAGTTCCTTGGCATCGTCTCGATACTTGCGCAGGATCAGTGATCGGCTGTGGGCGGTGAGTGCGAGCCCGACAGCAAGGTCGGTCTTGCCGCCGCCGGCCTGCCCGCCGTAGAACACTTCGTCAGCCTCGCTGAAGTAGGCTTCAGTCTGTGGTCCAGGGTTGGGCAGCCACCGCATCCCCCTCGTGGCGAGCGCTGCTTGTGACAGCGTCGCCTCTCGGGTCTTGGCATCCAGACCGCTCAGGGCGGTAAGGATGTCGTCGAATGCGGTGGCACCCATTGCTACTTACGTCGCGTCGCCGTCTGCAGCACGATCCATCGACACATGGACGTAGTCGATGTCCATGGTCATCGAGGCAGCGACCGAGGTCTTGCTGACAGCGATCGTCGGCGTCAGATCTGCAGCGGCAGAGACAGCTCCGGACATAGCGGTCCCGACTTGCACCCCGTTGTAGAAGAACGTCGCGACGCCTGCGGCGGTGACGACGATGCGGAAGGTTGCGTAGTCGTCAGCCACTGGTGCGAAGGTCGTGTTCTGGTGCGTTGCATCGACGTCCGTCGCCACACCAACGAGCCACCACTTGTCGTCCGTCATGCGGGTGTCGAACATGAAGCCCACGGCGTCGGTCGCGTTGCTGGTCAGGGTGTTCGCGGAGGCGGCCGATTCGATCGGGGCTTCGAGCGTCACCACATCGGTGAAGCCGATGAAGGCGTAACAGGTCGTGATAGCCGACAGCTTGAGGCGGGCCTGCAGCACCAGATCACCGTTGCTTGCCTGCCACTGCAGGGCCTGCGTGATCTGCTCCATGTCGGCAGCGAGGCCGGTGCCCGCGTCGCCAGTCGTGAGGCGAAGCACGCCACCAATGCCGCCGGCCAGGATGGCTGCGTCAGAGGTTGCGCTGTCCGTACCTTCGACTGCGTTCCACTGGTCAGCGACAACGTCACCGAGGAAGTCGTCGAAGAACGCGACGCGATTGACAGACGGCAGATCGATCTGCTTGCCATGTTCGCCGGAGCGCAAGCCTTTCGGGGCGATCAGCTTGCGGTTGATGTCCAGGCCTACTTCTCGGCCATGCAGTGAAGTTAAGATGCGGCTCATGTGAATCTCCTTTATGCGCTGGTCATGCCAGCATTGCTTGGTGCTGCGGAGGCAGTGGCCGACTGCTGGCGGTGTTGCTCATGCCAAGTCCGAGCCATCGTCTGGCTGGCTTGCTGATTCTTTGGCGGCTCGCAGACCGAGGGCCAGGGCGAAGGCGATGCGCCTCGCGATCTGGGTTGGTGTCTCTTCGATCTGCAGCGGCCCGCCCTCGGCACCGGTGAGCTCTAGCTTCGAGCTGTCCCGGTATTCTTTGCGCTTCGCCTTGAGCATCTGGGAGAGCAGGGAGTCGGAATACTTCATGACGCTTAGAACCTTTGGGCGGCCGTCTTCGTCGAGGTCGTAGATTGGTTTGCCGTTCTCGTCAAGGAGGGACCGCCCGTGCTCGTCAAGGCGGTGCAAGTACATCGGCACGCCTTGGTATATCACAGGCTCTTTGACGCCCGTCACGGCCCGACGCAGGGCCTCGGCTTCGATGCGATCAGCCACGACTTCAAGGGCATCGGCCCATTGCTGGGCGAAGACAGGGTCGTTCTTCCGTCGGTCATAGACTGTTGGGCGATCAGCGCCCGACTCCCGGCAGGCGCGGGTGACATTGCCGTCCAAGGCCAAGGAGGCAATGAACCGGGCGTGCTTCAGGGCTGCGGTGTTGGGGGGTAGCGTCATGCCTGCGGTTATACCAAAGGAAGGTAGTACGGGCAACTGTAGATTGTCCTACACCCAAGTCCAGAAACCAGCGCTTTTTTGTCCGCCCTCGTAAGAGGTGTGTGGAGTACCTCTTTAACCAACTGAAGTTTGAATTAGGTGTTCGGCTTGTCTTCTTGCAAAATTCTGCACGCAACCAACATATAGAACCAATAGGTGAAAAAAGTAGTCTTCTACTATACGTGGAAACCTCTCTAAGTCCTTATTTTATATAATATAATATATAATATAATATAATAAATAGTATAATAGTACATACACCCTCACATGCTTTCTCGTATTTATAAGAGCGCCCGCCCGAGACCCCCCGCGTACCCCTACTATCGCACTATTCGGAACTATCTTAAGGATCGTAGGCGGTTTGCAAAATTCTGCACGATAGTCTACAGCCCAGTGTCGGCAAGGGATCCAGCCAATCGCGCAGAATTTTGCACGCTTGTAAAAAAGCCACCCGAAGGTGGCTAAAGTTGCCCGCAAAATTTAGCATCTGAACAGAAGGCCCTTCGTCTCCCGGTTTCTCCCTCTAGCATCGACGCTGCTATACGTCGTACAAGAGATTGAGCCCCACGACTCCAGGGTGTCCAATACTTGTTTCGCGTCCTGCGCAGTCAGGTTACAGTATTGGAGCAACATCGTCCGAGGCACTACCCCCGCGCCCAGCATCTCGCGCATCGTTGCCGTCGGGGCGGAGGTCCCCTCAGCCAAGAGTTTCTTGGCCACCCGAACAAGACGCCCAGCCATTGCCTGAATATCCCCCCCGTGCATGTGTTCGGCTGAGAAGTGGAGTAGGGAGTAATCCGAAGCCGCAACCAACGCCCTTGCCCACTCGACGTGCTCCACAGTGACCACGGGGGCCCCGGGGTTGTCCCCGACAGCCAGCACTCCGGCTACACGCTCACACTTCTCCGCCGAACGGGCCAAGAGCGCGCTGGCGAAGCGCTGGGTGTCCGACAGTTTGCGCTGCAAGTGGAAGTCCCCCTGCACCGCTCTGGTGAGCGCCTCGGCCTCTGGCGTGCGGAGAATAGGGATGGCCCCGTTCTCGAAGAGGGCAGCCTGAACCGCCCGCCCCCAGTCATGTGCCACTTCGGGGAGGATGAACGTTGAATCGGTGTAGTTGAGCGGCGGTAGCTCGGTGTTGTAGGCGAGCAGGAACCGACCGAGCAACCCATCCTCTACGCTGGACTGCCCCAAGGCCTCCCCGAGCTTCACCGGCGTGGATAGCCCAAGGAGGTTCAGTGTCGGGTTCTCCAGCACCGCCGGGGCAGTGCGCTTCGCCAGGCTTCGGCCGCGGTAATTCTGCCGCGAGGCGCTGTACAACTCAAGCAGCTTTCCTTCCAGATCGACCAAAGCCGCACCGGCCGCGGAGCCGTTGGTAGTGGCGAAGAAATGCGCGATCTCGTCCATGACCAGCAACATACCCTGCTGGTCCGTCAGAGAGTCCTCCAGCCCCGCTCCGCTTGCTGGGCGCCCAAGACACTCAGCCCCAGCCGCGTAGGCCAGCTCCTTGGCCACGGCCTTGGTGGCGTCCTTGCCTGTTCCGGAGTCCGCGACGATGCAGCCGTACAGATTGAGCCGCAGGCCGTTCGGTAGATGGTAGCGCCCGCAACACGCGCTGGCCATCCCAATGACCGCGGCAAGGGTGGTGAGTGCCGGCTGGGGGTAGTAGGCCGTGGCCAGTGCGTGCTCTACGACTGCCGCCATCACTCCGCGGAACGGCGGCGGGAACTCGGCGTGCAAATGGTTGGGGGGCTGATCGGGCTCTTCTGGCTGGATGTCTTCGACGACATCGAAGTCATCGACGCTCACATCGTTCCACCCATGCTCGCGCGCTTGATAGAAGATGGTGGCCCCGGTTATCGGGTTGCTGCGACTGGCTTGGATGTACGGCCAGACGCGCTCCGCGAAGAACTCAGGGTCGTGCAGGCCTGACCTTTCGGAGAATTCTGTGGCCAGGTTGTAGCCATCGACGCTGCCCGCGGTCTCGAAGTGGATGGCGAAGATTATGTCACGCCACGCATCGTAGCTAAGGTGGTTGTCTGGTTCGTTGGGGATAGCCGCCAGCGCGGAGTGAAGTCTTTCAAGTTCGATCGGGGTGTCGGTGGGTGGCGACACCTCCCGCACGGGCTGCGCAACGACGGGCACTGGATCGCAGGACGACCAGACGATTGCGGACTCACGATCCAGTGGCGTGAAGGCCGCGTCGAGCGGGACGGAGGCCCCGGCCAGTGGCAAGATGAACTGGTTGCCGTTGTGCCCGACGGGCACGCTGTTCTGCTTCGGGAATACCTCGATCTCGTGGTTCTTGACCCCGCCGCAGCCATTGGCGAAGCCTATCGAGGTCAGTGCCTCGGCCATGAACGTGCGCACGCTGTAGGCGTCCTGCGGGGTGTCCCAGAGCAACAGCAAATGGATGCCCTTGCCGCCGGAAGATCGGAACGGGACGACAGGGCACCCCAACACCTCCAACACGCCGGCCAGGCGATCGGCGACCGCAGACATCTCGGCCCACGTAGTCTCGCCTTTGTGGCTGTCCAGATCGAACAGGCCAACCATTGTCACAGACTCACCGGGTTTTATCGGGCAGCACCCGCGGGCGGGACCCCCGTTGAGGTGTTTGGCCAAGCGCTGCGGGGTGAGGGACTCGGTTGTCCAGCGGGAGCCGCCACCGTTCGGTAGCTTGATGGCGGTGATGTCGGTGCGGATACGGTCAATCAATGGTTGCAGGATAGTCACAGCACTGCCCCCCAGGCGACGACGGCGGAGTCCGCAACAGGCGCCAAGTGGAAGCCCTGCATGGGGCGCGCCCCGGAGTCACGGAACTTGACCGTCTTGAGTAGGTGGTCGTCTTTACGCCGGAACACCTTGAAGTGCGCGTCAGCGGTAGCGTTCAGCATCTCAGGCGCATCACGCACAACGACCAGTGTCGGGGCGCTCCCGCGCAAGTGCTGCAGGATATGGTCGTTGCCCTTCAGATCGGGCACGCCGTCTATCAGGACAAGATCCGGCGTGCCAACCGCGGGCAGGTTGTCCCCGTCGTAGGTGGCGAGCCGTATGCCGACAGTGGCGAGGGCGACGCCAGCATGGTGGGCCAAAGCGCGGAACCGTGCGCGATAGGCCTCCCTGTTCTCGGTGTCCCCGAGGACGATCGCTACTTTAAGGCCCTTGGCGGCGACCCGCCATGCCATGTCCAGCGCCACGAAGGTCTTGCCGGCGCCTGGATCTCCAGACAGGACAAAGAGCCCGGCTCCTGGGAGGAAGGGCTTCAACAACCAGCGGGGGGTGTCGGGCTGCGCCAAGTACTCGGCGAGGGATAGGACTTTGAATTCAGGCATGGTAGGGCCTTTACATGGTGAAGGGTGAAGTGTGGAGCCCGTAGTATAGAGCTAAAAAGCCCCGACGGACAGTGTGGTGTCTATCGGGGCTTTCTTCGGGGGTGTTGGTGCTACTTCAGCCTTGCGTCACAGGCGCGTGTATCCGCTCTCGAAAGCGCCAGCCGGTGAAAACGACTTGTAGCCGTCCTCATAGACCACGTAGTAGCCGCCGACTTCGGGCTTGTGCTTCGCCACGTATTCCGGCGACATTGGCACCTTGTCATAACCCTTTTCGGCGGGCTGGAAATAAACCCCTCCGTGCAGGTCGCCGATAATCCCGGCGATCTTCAGGGCCCACACCTTCTTGTGGCATTCATACTGCGGCATCTCGCGGCTTGCGCTCATTTCGGCACCCCACAGCTCGGCACGTATGGGCAGTGAGCACATGTCTCCGACAGCTGCTCGCGACGCAAGGCGCCCCCGCTTGCCGCGGACAGACGGCCAGCGAACTCGGGGGTGAGGTCGAGCTTGCCGTCGGTCTTGTACCCGTGGGCCGCGAGACGCAGGGAGCCAGGCGAGGACTTCGCAGCATCGGCGAACTCCGTGCGCTGCGCGACGGTCAGGCCGTTGAGAAACTTCAGGAGGGGGTTGGGCATTTTGAATCCTTAGACTGTGGGTTCGTAGGTAAGGGCAAAGATGTCCGGTTTGCACGGATATATTTCGCCCTTCACGCCCTGGATAATCCAGTCGCCCCACGAAACGAGGTGCGGCCCTTCGAGCGTGCCAATCGAAAGCGTGCCATCACCGGACCCTTCTTCGGTCGGGTACAGCGAGCCAGGGGCGTCGCGGTCGAGCATCCACGCCTCGTGCACCCAGTTCGGCCAATCGGCATTGCTGGCGCGGCGCTCTTCGGTCATCTGGAAGGCTTCGATCACTACGGGCTTCTTGCGGAATTTCATTTTGGATTCTCGGTAGAGGAAGAAGCAGAGGATACACCCATAGGCGTAGCATCCGCAACTTTGTGTTTGCAGGCAATGCAGCGCAGGTCCGTCGGGCGATGGTCGTACCGGCAGTCTGTGCTCATGGTGTGGGGGATGAAGACGCTCGTCACCCAGAAGCGCCCCTCTGGAGTGAAGACCCGCTGCGGAGCCCAGTAGCCCGGCTGGATCTCTCGATTGTGGCAGCCGTAGGGTTTAGACACCGTCATCCTCCCGTTGCATGTCGTTCAGTGCAGCTTCTTTAAACATCCAAGCTGGGCACTGATTAAGGGCCTCTGCGCGCCGCTTGCGCAAGTCCTTGGCCCTGGCGGTGTTGTAGTCCGGGTGCCTGGGGTCGTAGATCCACCGCATGTGCTCGTCAGGCTCAAGGGATAGGGTCATGTTCGGTCTCCTGGTAAGCAATCTGTTGGCAAACACCCACAGCCTCAGAGGACGTGGTGAGGTTGCCTTGGTGGAAAGGCAGCAGGCGGACGTTCATCACGATCTCCGCCGGTGAGAGCCCGCCCCGCTTGGCGATACGGTCGAGACTCTGGCCATGGATGGTCTGGGCCCAGCGCTCGTTGAGCGCGTCCATATTCACGAAGGCAGGGCAACCAGGGAGGTGCTTGGCGCCAAGGACGGGGAAGGGGGTCATGCTTTTTGCTCCAGTTCTGCTGCCATTGCTAGTAAGTCCCGTTTCATCATACCGAGACACTTTCCTGCAGCCCCCCTCAGAACCTCCGCATCATGCTTACGCAGCCAGTCGGCTGAATTGTTTGCTTCGAGAGCAGCCTCAACAACAGCAGCTTCTGATTTGGTCAGTTTGTAGTTTCCTTGGTGGTTCTCCAGCGCTTCCCGCAACTGAGCGTTCTGCGCTGATAGTTCATCACGTTCAGCCTTCAGTGTTGTGATCGCGTTATTTGCGAGTGATCGAAGCGCTGCGTTTTCGGACTCAAGCTCCGCTACCTTGGCTGCGAGGTCTGGCGGGGCGGCGTAGAGTGGGATCGCGTGATTTTCTGAAGTCAGCAAATCTGCGTTTGCTGCGGCGTCTTTCTGTGCGCAGAATCCATACTCTCCAGCTTTAAACTCAAATCGCCAAGCAACCGGCTCCCGCTCCGTAGCTTGCAGCTTCTGGAACTCGGCAAGATGCCGAATAGCCACTCGAAGCGGCTTCGCCAATGGTTGATCGAAGTCGTCGGCAAACTGCCCGTACTCATACGCCTCGATAAGTAAGGCTCTCGCCTCGCGCAGTTGTTCAGGGGTCATGTTTTTTGCTCCTATTTTCTACTAAAACGTTGGTAAATTAGTACCAGAGCCTATTCGCTCCTTCTCAAATCCCAAGATGCTTTTGTGCCTGATAGTCGATATAGGGGGCTGATGTACTAAATTGCAAATGCGTCATGCCCCCTATCATGTGTTAGCCGGCATGAGTTCTCGCGTCGTCATGCCGGCCTCAAATTACGCGGCCTTCGGTTCCGGCCAGATCGGGCCGTTGCTTGCGGCCTTGAGCACCGCCAGCGCCTGCCGGAAATCGGCAGCGTTCGCAGCTTCAAGGTCTGCCTGTTCCGCGTTGCCTTCGGCCCGGTTAATCGGTTCGTTCGTCTCCATCGTTTCGAGAGCGATGGTCAGTTCGTTGATTGCAGCCTTCATGTGTATTTCCTTTCTTGTTGCGCCGGTCTTCGTAGCGGGTAGCCGGCTAACCCGTCAATCTAGCGGGACGGCTTCTCCGCCACAAAACGGGCACGGCAGCAGCCGGCTAACAGTTACGTCAACCGGACCTTGCGCAATAGGCGCTGTGCTCATGATTTATCTCCTTTCGGCGCAAGGCCGGTTACGTCAGCGTTATGCACCTTCCGGCACATTGGCCCATGCCGGGATGTTTTCACGCAAAATAGCCAAGTCGTACTCGGCGCACCCGCTCAGATCGTCGGTCGGCTTGACGGCGGTGTTCAGCAGGTCTTCCGCGATAGTTGGCTGATCGTGCGCTTGGATAATCTGCGCGGCTGAATACACAACTCCGATTACAAATTCGCTTGCCATTTCCGCTTCCTTTCTCCGTTGTTGCCAGTTGCATAACCCTACGGTCGAGCGCGACGGGCGAAAAGCCGCCCGCGCCTCACCTCAAGCGTTATGCGTCACAGCGTTGGCGATCCACTTCCATTCATAGGCCACAGCCCCTTTCTGCGGGGTGCGCGCCCTGCGGCGCTGGACGAGATCCTTGGCCAAGAGGGAGTCCCGCAGCGCCGCCTTCACCGCGGGGTGCTTCTTCAGTGGTTCGCCCTCCGGCAGCAGGGCATTGACCCGGTCCGTCACCTCCTGCGAGAGCATCCAGGCATCGACGCCGGCCATCGCCTTCTCGTAGATTTCCAGCTCCCGCTTGGCGCGCGTCCAAGGGGTGGGGGCCGTCGCCGCGGTCGTGGCGTGGGGCACCACTTGCGTCGTCAGATACTGGGTGAAAGGGTTCATGGCCAGTAGCCCCAGATGATGTTCGCGAGCATCGCGCCCGACAAGAGGATGGCCCCGAACCAGAAGGCCGGCACCCACAGCCACCGGTCGAGCCAGGTGTTTTTGTCGGGGTTCAGCATCGCGCCCATGCCGCCGAGCACCAGCAGTGCCAGGCCTGTGTAGAAAAACATTTCTTGCTCCTTGTAGTTGAGGAGTTAGAAATATAGCCGAAGGTTGTAGCGAGCGCAACAACTAAATTATTTTCGATAGGGGCTTGACAAGGGGTGTAGTGGTCGCTACTATGAACACATCAACAACGAACCAGGAGTTTTGAAATGACCAAGACAAGATTCAGGCTCGACCGTCGGCAAGCTGGGGGCGGCCAGTGGCTGCCAGGCAACACCTTCGACACAAAAGCCGCAGCCGAGCAGTACGCCGCGCAGAGCAACACACATCAACGTGATGGATTCAGAATTATAAAGGTGGGCCAGAAATGAACGCTTTCAACCGCGCAGTCAAGCAGTACGGCCTCTGGGCCGCAGCACGTCAAGCCCGCAACCTGGGGATCTCGTTCGAGGACGCGCACGTCGGCTTCTTCGGCGTGTTGCCCCGCAAGTAAGGAGATAGGAAATGCTCAAGAGCACTAACTACAAAGGCTGGGTCATTACCTTTGACCCTACCCGCCCAGTCACCGGGAAGTACCGCGCTACTCGGTTCGGTGTCGGCCTCGGCGCCGGAACTTTTGACGCGGTGTGCCGCATGATCGACGCAAAAATACGGGAGCAGGAATGATTCTCGAAAAGAGAGCGCAGTTCCAGTTGGCAGGCCCGAGCCGCGCTTCGTTCAACATGGTTTTTTCGTGGGACGACTCGGACTCCTCCTACGGGGCTTTTGAGAACGACATGGAAGCGCTGGCCCAGAAGTTTGGGGCGCACTACCTGTACTCCGAGGAGCTGGAGAACGAGCAGACCCCCGACTGAAAAATAAATATTCAAAACCCCTTGACACGTAGCAGCAGCAACAACTAAGATTCAGACATACCAACCGCAGCACAACTACCGAGGAGTTTCAAATGGATTTCGACCGCAACGTTACCTTCACCATCGGCCTTGTCTCCACCGACGGGGCCCCGCTTCTCCGCGATGTCGTACTGCAAGACATCGTCCAGATCCTCGAAGGCCACAACATCAATGGCTTCACCGTCACTGACCACACCGGCTACTGGAAGGGTGAGCAGGAAGCCTCGATCTCGGTGTCCATCCTGGCGCGCTACGGCGACAAGATCGTCGTCACGGCGCCGGCAGTGGCCAAGGAGCTGGCAACCGCCTGCGTCCAGGACTGCGTGCTCTGGTCCATCGCCCCGGCCATCGCCGGTCTTGCTTACAGCGCTCAGGGGAGCTGACATGGCCACCGCTTCCGCCACCCGCGGCCACAGTGCCGCGAACCCCGGACTCCGTGGCCACAGCTGCGGTGATAACTACCCGCTTCTGGTCTTTCGTCAGGGCAACAGCTTCAAGGTTATGAACTGCAAGACCGGCAAGGAGTCGAACCCTTTCCGGTCGTACCAAGAAGCAGCGATCGGTCTCGTAAGCATTCGCATCCGCGACCTCCTCCACTCGTAATCGAAAGGAAACACCATGTACGGACTGACCACTCTTGCAAAGATCAACCGCGAAGCTGACGAAGCTCACCGGATTGTTGCCTCCCACAACCTGCAGGCACAGGCCCCTGTCGTCAGCGCACCGGCACCGCGCCCCGATCCACAAGCAACCATCGCCCGCATCCTGGAGGGCTCCAAGGGCTAGTAACCGAACACGTCCCTTTGTCCCGACTTCGGTCGGGGCTTTTTTCAGAGGGCTTTGGAGTAACGGCCTTGTTACACGGCTGCCGAGTCGTGGAGCCCTCTGAAAAAAGTTTCCCAGTAGTCCAACCGCACCTGAAAGGAAGAAGCATGCCCATCGAAACCACCATCGCCGAACTGACCGACGCAATCAAGTCGCTCACGAAGGCGCTCCTCGCGAACAAAGGCACCGCCGCGCAACACCGAGTAACGGACGCCGAGCTGGAGGCCGATGCAAAAGCGCGACGCGACGCAACGGCAGCGGCCAACGCAAAAAAGGACCAAGCTGCAGCCGAGAAGAAGGCTGTGGATACCACTGCTACTGCAACGGCACAGGGCACTGCGCAAACCGAGAAGGCCGCGACCTCCGGCGGCGAGCCGGCCTCGATTGACTTCGCCACGCAGATCCAGGCGAAGATCGTCCATATGGCAGCCAGCGGCAAGCGTGCCGAAGCTCTGGCCATCCTTGGCGAGTTCGGTGCCAAGCGTGCTTCCGACATCAAGCCGGAAGACTACGCCCGCGCCGTCGAGCTGATCGGAAAGGTGGCCTAAAATGGCGATCCGTTCGCAGCCCTTCGCACGGGCCCGCGCGATGTTTGCGCTGCTGGCCGCAGCGGCGAGCCTTGGCATGGGCGCGCGGCAAGAGGCGCTGGCCAACATCGGGACGTACCGCAGTCGCGGCAAGGGGGAGGGTTGCATCTCCAACAAGCGCGCGAAGTCGTCCTTCAAACAAAACAAGCGCAGGGGGCTCTAATGGCACAGCACGCTAAACTCTCCCCCTCCAGCGCGGACCGCTGGATGACGTGCGCGGGTTCATTGGCGATGGAGGACGGGCTGAAGGACAGCTCCTCGCCCTACGCCGACGAAGGTACGGCTGCGCATTTCCTGGGCTCGGAGTCCTTGTCCAATAACGTGCATCCGGCCACCTACATCGGCCAGAATATCCGCGTCGGGTATCGTGTCGAAGACGACTTCGACGGGGCTCTGTGGTCGGAATCCCCCAACGCAGACCTGATGGCCGTTCGCCAGTTCTACACCGTCGATACCGAGATGGTCTCGCACGTCAATGCTTATGTCCAAGCGGTGCTACACCATGCCGCCGGTGGCGAGCTGCTGGTCGAGCAACGCCTGGACATCGGCTTCCTCACCGGCGAGCGGGACGCGGCCGGCACGGGTGACGCGGTGATTCTGCTGATGGAGCAGAAAGAGCTGCAAGTCCATGACCTGAAGTACGGCATGGGCATCCCGGTGGCGGTCGAGAACAACCGCCAGCTGATGATCTACGGCCTTGCGGCGCTCGAAGCGTACTCCCCGTTCGGGGACTTCGACACGGTCCGGCTGTTCATCCATCAGCCACGCCTTGGACATGAAGCGAAGGAGTGGGCCGTCTCCGTGACGGACCTCCAGGCCTTCGGTGAAGAGGTCAAGAAGGCGGCCAAGGACGCACTGATCGCCCACGAGTTCCGTGGCAACTGGCTACCGGGCGGCATCAGTGCCAGCGTCGAGTGGCTGGCCCCGTCCGAGAAGGCCTGCAAGTATTGCAAAGCGGCCACAAACATGCGGTGTCCTGCCTTGACGCAGCACGTGATGGCCGTGGTCTCTGATGACTTCGTGGATCTCGACACGGACATCGCCCCGCAGCTGGAGCATGTTGCCGAACGCACGAGCGACGACGCTACGCTGGGTCGGCTCTTGGCAGCAGTGCCGCTCGTCGAGATGTGGTGCAAGTCGGTTCGGGCTCAGGTCGAGTCGCAGCTGTTCGCTGGCCACACCGTGCCGGGCTGGAAGCTGGTGCAAGGCAAGAAGGGCAATCGCCAGTGGGCGGACGAGGCTGAAGCAGAGGCCACGCTCAAGACCATGCGGCTGAAGGTCGAAGAGATGTATGACATGAAGGTCCTCAGTCCTCCGCAGGTCGAGAAAATCTTCGGCAAAGACGGCAGCGCACCGAGCGTCAAGCGGTGGAACAAGCTGCAGGCTATGATCGTCCAGAAAGAAGGCGGGCCAAGTGTGGCGCCTGAGTCTGACAAGCGGCCGGCGCTGGTCCTCAATGTGGCCGAGGACTTCGCCAACGAAACAGGAGACGACCTCTCATGAACCGAGTATCTCTCACCCTCCCGGCTCCGGCCAGGGAGCTGCTGGTCAGGGCGGCAGCGACGCACAGCCCTTACGAAATCGACGCGGCAATCGTTGCCGTGAAGAAGATGTACCCATCATTTTTTGTGAAGGAAGAAGCATGAAAGTCAAACTAGTCGATGTGCGCGTCGGTTTCACCGACCTCTGGACCGCGGTCGAGTTCAAGCCGGGCGACGGCAAGCCGCGGTTCAATGCGACGTTCCTGATCGAACCGGGCAGTGCCAACGACAAGGCGATCTGGGCGGCGATCAAGGCCGAAGCCGCGAACACCTTCGGCGCCAAGTCCGAGGCGATCGTCAAGTCGATGGAAACGAACGCCAACAAGTTCTGCTACCTCGACGGCAACACCAAGGACTATGACGGTTACGAGAACATGTTCTACCTCTCGTCGCATGCCAAGGTCCGCCCGCTGGTCATCAATCGCCGGCCGAAGAACGAGGACGGCACCCCGAACCTCGTGACCGAGGAAAGCGGCATCATCTACGACGGCTGCTACGTCAATGCCTCGGTCGAAATCTACGCGCAGAAGGGCGAGAACCAAGGCATCCGCTGCTCGCTGGGCGGCGTGCAGTTCAACCGCGATGGCGACGCCTTCGGCGGTGGCCGCGCGGCCAAGGCTGACGAGTTCGACGACATCAGCGACGGCGCTGACGGCGTCGACTTTTCGTAACAGGCAGCAGGTTGTGGCCTCTGCCTTCGGGCAGAGGTTTTTGGAGGAAGGTGTCAGGGCCACTGGCCCAGTAGCGTGAAGCCGCTACCAGCGTTTTAAGCCGACAAGGGCGGCTAGCTGTATGACAGCAACAGTAACGGGGTGCCCGGTTCTATCCCGAAGCGCGCCCTGACACCTTCCTCCAAAAACAGCAACACAGCCAAGAACTTTTAGTGTAGTATTCACTACTTAACATTTGCGGGAGCTGGGACTCCTCCAAGCAGACTTCGATTGGCCCCGCAGTTATGGGCCTGGATGGTTAGAAAGCCGTGCCCGCTTGAGATACATCGCGGCTTTCAGTACGTAACGCGGCCCCAGCTCGTAAGTAATAACAGCCGCGGAATCCAGGCAATAGGCCCCCTTTTACTGACAAGGAGTTTGAAATGAAGGATGTTGTGATAAGCCTGTTTGACGACTCCGGCAATCTTATGCAGCCGTGGATCGACGCGGGGTACGAGTGCTACGTATTCGACGTGACAAACCCGGAGGAGGGCGAGGACATCGGCCGCTTGCACCGCCGGTACGCAGACCTTCGCCGCCCGCTGGCGTGCCCAGTGGCTAAAGAGCGGGTGGCTTTCGTGTCCTGCCACCCGCCCTGCGACCATCTGGCGGTATCTGGCGCACGGTGGTTCCAAGGAAAAGGCCTCCGCGCCCTTGAATCTAGCGTTTCGATGTTCGCAACCTCCGCAGAATTCTGCGAGGAGGTAGGGGCTCCATACATGATCGAGAACCCAGTAGGCACAATGAGCACCTACTGGCGCAAACCGGACTTTGTTTATCAGCCGCATTGGTATTCCAAGTTCGACGCTAACGATAACTACACCAAGAAAACCTGCCTCTGGACCGGTGGTGGTTTCGTGATGCCTGAGAAGGCCGAAGACACGACCCTCGGCCCTCCTGATAACCGCATACACGCCTGCCCCCCAGGGCCGCTTCGCGCGTACTACCGCTCCGTTACCCCTGCCGGTTTTGGGCAAGCAGTATTCGAGGCGAACTTCCCGTTAGGGTAGCCTTGACTTTTGTCTCACCATGTTTTAGCCTGGACTTGCTGTACTTTTTTCTCAACCACGATCTCGAAAGGATCAACCATGCACTCACTCGCCACCTTCAAGAAGCTCAACGACAAAGCCGTTGAAGAGCATAATGCCAAAAAGGGCAGCACCCCGGCCCCGACACCCTCGCAGGGCTCCGGTTCGGCCCCGAAGCCGAACGAGCAGTAACCCGTTCAGCACAGTACGGCCCCTACTTTGTAGGGGTCTTTTTCCCTTACAACGAGGAGTTTTGAGATGGGCGACATCGCCGACTGGCTCTGCTCGCAACACGAGGGCCACGATGACTGGGACGACGACGAAGGCTACGCCCCCGCCGAGAAACCAACCTGCAAATTCTGCGGCAAGCGGAACTTGACTTGGGGCCATACCTACAAGGGCTGGAAGCTGTTCGAGGGCTTCGACCGCCCGCACGTTTGCAACAAAACCAGCACCGATGACTTCGAGGATTTGACAAAATGACCAACCTTCAGACCGAACTTTTCCGCATCATCCCGGACGCGCAAGTCATCCTCAACATGAAGGGCACCTTCTTCCAGAGGAAAGTCTATCGCCGCGGCACTCGCCTGTACGCAGGCAGCGGCGCCGGCTTCGTGCGTCTCGGCGCAGGGGACGCCACCAGCGCACCGAACGTCTCGTGGGAGGGCCTCGACATCCCTGAGTACCTGCATCCGAACATCACCTTCGAGCGCCTTCAGGGGCCCGTCTGGCAGAACAACAAATGAGCCAGCGCGACCCTATCCGCGCCAAGCGGCGCTGCGCCCTCCTGAACGCGATCAACGGCGACGACGTGACCCTGCTTGAATATGTGAGTTACCGGGCACAGGCCCGCCCCCTGCGGAGCTTGGTTACGTTCGGCGTCGCGATCTACGACGAGGCCCGCCTCGCACGACTGGCCGCGCACTGGTTCGCACGGCTCTCGAAGCTGGCCAAGGAGGCGAGGGCGTCATGACCCCTACAGACCAAGAATACCTCCACACCCCGGAGATAGGGCAGCACGGCGACTGCCAACGCGCCGTCATTGCCTCGTTGCTGGATCTGCCGATAAAAGACGTCCCCCACTTTCTGCAAGAAGCTGACGGGGACCCAGAAATATACTGGACGCAGCTCCAAACCTTCTGCCGGAAACACGGGTATGCCTACCTCACGGTCCCCGCAAAACACGGCGCCGCGTTCTACGGGGACGAAGGCCGCGTCTTCCATGAAATCAGCGGACCCTCCCCGAGAGGGAACGGGGTGTTTCATGCCGTGGTCGGTTGTGACGGGGAAATAGTTTTTGATCCACACCCATCTCGTGCAGGGCTTGTTGGCCCTCCAGAAGACTGGGACTACAGCTACCTGGTGAAGGCTGGAAAATGATCGAGCTTTTCTTGGACACGGAGACCTACTCCGAGACCCCGATCAAGCACGGCACCTATCGGTACGCAGAGAATGCCGAGGTCATGATCGCTACCTACGCGATCAACGACGGCCCTGTGGAGGACATCGACTTCACCCGCGGAGATCCGGCCGACGTCCTGCGGCTGCGCAACCTGGTCTCGAATGCTGACGTAATCATCTGCCACAACACCATGTTTGACAGAAATGTCCTGCGCCTCGGCAACCTGAAGATCGAAGTGCCGATCGAGAAGTTCCGCTGCTCGATGGTCAAGGCCCTGCTGCACGGCCTCCCCGGCGGGCTGGACAAACTGTGCGACATCCTTGGGGTGCCGACTGACTTGGCCAAGCACAAGACCGGCCGCGCGCTGATCCACCTTTTCTGCAAGCCGATACCCTTCACGCACGCCATCCCCCGGGCGAACTACCCGACGGTCAAGGCATGGAAGGCCGCAATCGAAGAAGCCAAGAAGCACTGGCAAGGCCGCGCGACGCGCGAGACACACCCCGTCCAGTGGGCCCAGTTCATCGAGTACGCCCGTGCAGACATCCCGGCGATGCGTGAGGTGTGGCGTCGGCTGCCGTCGTGGAACTACGGGGAGACCGGAGCCGGCGCGCTGGAGCGCGACCTCTGGCATCTGGATCAGAAGATCAACGACCGCGGGGTCTGCATTGACTTGCCGCTGGTCCATGCCGCGATCCGCGCGACGAACGACGAGCAGACCCGGCTCAAGTCGCGAGTCGTCGCCCACACCGACGGGTACGTCGAAGCGGCCACGCAGCGCGACCGCATGCTGGAGTTCATCTTCACGGAGTACGGCATTGGCCTGGCGGACCTGACAAAGAGCACCGTCACCAAGCTGCTCGAAAAAGAAGGCACGCCGCCGGAGCTGGTCGAGCTGCTGCAGTTGCGCGCCCAGGCCAGTCAGACAAGCACGGCCAAATACAACGCATTCGCCCGTGGCACGAGCGAAGACGGGCGGCTGAGGGGGATGCTCCAGTTCAGTGGCGCGGCACGCACCCGGCGCGACGCAGGCCGCACTGTGCAGCTGCAGAATCTTCCGTCGCGCGGCCTGCTCCCACAAAGCCAGATCGAAATCGGCATCGAGGCGCTGCTTGCAGGGTGTGAGGATCTGGCCTTCGACAACATCATGCTCCTGACATCCAGCGCGATCCGCTCGGTGATCGTCGCGCCTAAAGGCAAGAAGCTGGTCGTCTCAGACTTGGCCAACATCGAAGGCCGCGGGCTGGCCTGGCTCGCCGGTGAAGAGTGGAAGCTGCAAGCGTTTCGCGACTTCGACACGATCCTCGGGTACGACGACCTCACCGGCGAGGAGCTGCGCGCAGGCCCGGACCTTTACAAGCTGGCCTATGCCAAGGCGTTCAGCATCCTTGTTGAAGAGGTGACGAAGTTCGGCCGCAGCATCGGTAAAGTGATGGAATTAGCCTGCTTCAGTCCTGAAACCAAGGTCTTGACTAATAACGGGGTTAAGGCTATCGTGGAGGTGTCCAATTCGGACTTGCTATGGGACGGAATATCATGGGTGCAACACCAGGGCGTAGTAGAACGAAGTGCCCGACAGACTGTAAATGCGGACGGCATAAATCTAACTCCGGATCATTTGATATTAGTAGGGCAAACCTGGACTCCGGCGTTGGAACTCGCTACGTCAGAAAGCACCCTATCCCTAGCGTTGGCGACAGGTTCGGAGAACTTACCGTCACTCGCCACGAACTCGGCCCCGGGGGTGGGTGCAGCGTCGTGTATGTCCGGTGTTCCTGTGGAGGGCCCGAGCGTAGGGTGTATCTCTCCAACCTTCGCAAGGGCGCTACTACACGCTGCAACCCGTGCGCTAAGATGGCTTCAGCTAAGTGGAGAAAAAAGTACCACGGGTACGCCGACCTCGTGCCAGACGGTGCTCACAGGGAACGCCTCCTTAACCGTATCGCCGCCTGCATCAATAGGTGCCACAACGAAAACGACAAAGGCTTCCCGAACTATGGCGGGCGTGGTATCAGAGTTTTTGAAGAGTGGCGCACTGATCGCCGAGGGTTTCTGGCCCACCTTATTACGCTCCCTGGTTGGGACATACAAGAGCTTGACCTCGATCGGGAAGATGTCAATCGGGGGTACGAACCTGGAAACCTGCGATTCATTACCAGACAAGCAAACTGCCTCAACAAGCGGACTATCCGAGGGTTGCAAGAACAAGTCGCAGAGCTTACGGCCCGTCTTCGACATCTTGAACGCGGGCCCGCGGAATAGATTCACAGTGGTCTCGGATTCGGGATACCTGGTGGCCCACAACTGCGGCTACCAGGGCGGTATCGCGGCGTTTGCCACCTTCTCTTTGACCTACGGGCTAGACCTCGAAGATATGGCCGACACCGCATGGGCTACGCTGCCCCCGGCGATGGTCGCCGAGGCTGAGAACTTTATCGAATGGCTGGAGGACAAAGGCTCCCGCTGGCCGATGTCGCGCCGCGCGGTGATTGTCTGCGAGGTATTCAAGCGGCTGTGGCGCGAGGCCCACCCGATGACGGTGCAGCTGTGGGCCGAGATGGAGCTGGGCTTCAAGCGAGCGACGAACAACCCAGGCCAGACCTACCGTTACCGGGGCTTCGCCTTCCGACGCGACGGCATGTGGCTGCGCATCCGACTGCCAAGCGGACGATACCTCTGCTACCCGAGTCCGCAGGTAGATGCGGACGGTCAGTGCTCCTTCATGGGCGTCGATCAATTCACCCGCAAATGGACACGAGTCAAGACCTACGGGGGTAAGCTCACGGAGAACGCAACCCAGTCCGTGGCGCGGGACTTCATGTTCGACGCGATGCCCGGCATCGAGGCCGCTGGCTACGAGATCGTGCTGCGCGTCCATGACGAAGTGCCCTGCTACGCCCCTGACAGGCCCGAGTTCAACGCCGAGCACCTGAGCGGGTTGTTGGCCACGAACCCGCCTTGGGCGCCAGACATGCCACTCGCTGCTGCAGGATTTGAAGGGTACAGGTACAAAAAAGATTGACGCGGGGCTTGACAAGCCTGTATCAGTAGCTACAATGGAAACTTCTGGGGCCGATAGCGGCTCCAGATTTTCACGAGGAGAATTGAAAGTGGAAACTTGCAAGACATGCGTGTTTCGTAATAGCGACGGGGAGTGTGAAAGCGGAAAGATCGCGGAGATGTCCGGCCAGCCGATCTCGGCGATGGAGGACATGTGCATATACCCTTACTCCGAAGGCGGCGTGTTCTGGGTCGGCCTGGATTTTGGCTGCGTGCATCACAAGGAGAATTGAAAATGTCTGAGAAAATCGTTTCATACAAGGGGTTCGACAGCAATTGGCAGTGCCGCGGCTTCCAGTTCGCAGTCGGCCAGACCTACACGCACGAAGGCGAAGTCAAGGCCTGTGCGTCCGGGTTCCACGCATGTGAATACCCGCTCGACGTGTTCCGGTACTACCCCCCAACGAGCAGCAAGTTTGCCGTCGTGCAGCAATCGGGGGGTGTAGCCCGTCACACGGAGGATTCCAAGATCGCTTCATCAACGCTTACCGTAAGTGCAGCGCTTGATCTGCCAGGGATAATCAAGGCGGCGATCGACTTCACTTTCAGCCGTGCGAAGCTCGCCACGGCATCGACGAACAGCGGCGAGTACGGCGCATCGACGAACAGCGGCGTCCGCGGCGCATCGACGAACAGCGGCTCCCGCGGCGCATCGACGAACAGCGGCTATGGCGGCGCATCGACGAACAGCGGCTATGGCGGCGCATCGACGAACAGCGGCGTCCGCGGCGCATCGACGAACAGCGGCTATGGCGGCGCATCGACGAACAGCGGCGAGTACGGCGCATCGACGAACAGCGGCTATGGCGGCGCATCGACGAACAGCGGC